GTCTCCAGCGACTGTCATTCGTAAACAGCATCAACAGAAAACTGACGAAGCCAAGGCATATAGACAGCAATTGTTGCTAAAAGCCAATAAGGGAGTCCAACAACATAAAAAGAACATTGTAGAAAATACAACTAATGTATTTAGTAATGCTATTATGGATGTACTTGCTACAGATCAACGTCGTATTTTAGATGATTCTGTAAATCCATTAGCAGAACTATGTATGATGAGTCGTATTATTTATAATGGTCTTGGGGGTATATCAAAAGAATCTAGTAATCCTAGATTAAGAAATTTACATGAAAGTTATTATGGTGTAATAGATCCAATAGATACACCAACAGGTGATGCTATAGGTATTTGTCAACACATGGTTCCAGAAACAATTTTACAAAATGGTATATTACATAATATTTATTCTAACACACAAAGTAATATACCTATTCTTTCTGTAGCATCACAACAAATACCTTGTTTAGCTAATAATGATTGTACTCGTATTGAAATGGCATGTAACCAGATGCGTCAAACGATATCTTTAGTAGAACCGGAAGTGCCATTATTTAAATCTGGTTATGAAGCAACATATACGCAATATTGTTCTTCATTGATTCGTGCTAAAGATGATGGTGTATGTAATTATGATAGTGGTTATAATGGAGTATGGGTTATAAGTTATAAAAATGGTAGTGGTGAAGTTATTGATACTTCATACAAAGCATTTTTAGATTTTGATAAAACACTTATACCATATATTAAACACAATGAACCTATTGTTAAAAATCAAGTTCTAGCAGCAACTAGCAATATTAATTCTGAAACAGGAGAATTGATGTTAGGTAAAAATATGCTTATTGGGTTTCTTCCATATCATGGATGGAATTATGAAGATGCTATAATTGTAAGTGAATCCGCAGCAAAAAAACTTGCTTATAAATGTATAGAACAAAATAGGCTAGAACTAGATGAAGAAGTGTTATATTCTCTTATAGATGAAACACAATATAAACCAATGCCAAGTAATGGGGAACGTATATATGAAGGTCAAGAAATATTTAAAATTAGTAAATTGGCTTCAGATAATATTTCCGCATTGATTCCATGTTATAAAAGTATTCTTTCACCATCTAATGGAAAATTCTATGCTAATGTAAAAATACGTAAAGAAACAGTTGCTCATTCATTGATGTCTAAATGGTTAAAAGATACATTGAAAGAACAAGAAATTCAAGAAAATGTTTTAATAGAAGCATTGACAGATATAATTGATGCCCCACCAGAAAGAGAACGTTATACATATATTAAAAATAAACGTAAAATACAATCTAAAACATGTGTAATAGATTACCAAATTGTAAGTGAAAAACCATTGTTTGTAGGTAGTAAACTTGCTAACAGACATGGGAATAAAGGAGTCATATCAAAAATATTACCAGATAATCAAATGCCGAAATTATCTGATGGAACTCCTTTGGAAATTTTATTCAATCCATTAGGTGTTATATCTAGAATGAATATTGGACAAATTTTTGAAGTTCATATTACATGGGCGGCACATAATTTAATACAAAAAAATAAACACTTATCGGATGAAGAATTAATAAATAAATGTTTGGATTTTATTTCTATTTTAGATAATACACCAGATAAAAAATACACAAATATGTGTAAAGCACATGTAAAACAATATCCAGATATAATACAAGATATACGTAAAAACGGGTTACAAATTATCCAACCACCATTCGAAAGTGCTACAAGTGAAATGGTTATCAATGCTATGAATTATGCTGGTGTAAATAAATATGAAAAAGTAATCATGCCTAATGGTGATATAAAAGATTGTTGTGTAGGTTTAATGTATGTATTACGTCTTCAACATGAACCTTCACATAAAATATTTAGTAGAAGTATAGGTGTTTATGGAAAACACGAACAACCTACATCGGGTTCTAATTCACATAGATTTGGTGAAATGGAAATGTGGAGTTTGTTTGCGTATGAAGCTTGGGGTACCATTCAAGAATTTTTTAGTATTAAAGCAGATAATCCAGAAGAAAGATATCGATTTTTTAAACATCAATACGATCAACGTTCAAATTTGTACCAACCTATTTCATTCACTACAGTTACATTGGAAACATTTAAAACATATTTAAAAGCATGTGGAATAAAAATTCATTTTTAGAAAGGAGGTCTTATGTTGGAGGAAAGTAAAGAATTTGAACCTACATTTGAATGGGTATCAAAAATAGGTTATACTATAACGCATTTTTTATTAGCTATAACATTGATTGTTACACATTCAAAGACGTTTTTTGATTTTATTCTTTATTTAACTTTTCCTCTAATCGGTGGTATTGTATTGTTCGAAACGATGACGATTGAATTAAAAAGAATATTAGTTTTACATTTTACTACAACATTAATTAATTTTATTGTATCTATTAAACTCAAAAAGAAAGATGGGGAAAAGAAAAATGTCTAGCTATAACATATTTTCATCATATAATGTAAGAATGAGTGTAATTCAAGTAAATTTAACTGTTCGTCAACCAAATGAACAATACAATCAAACTAAAAAAGAAGCTAATGTGTTTATCACCATGGCTCCCCCAATTGATAAAAACATATCTATGGATGTAGTAAGACAAGGCGGTGTTCCTCTATTTAATTATAATGATAAAATTGTAATGAAAATGGAAACACATGAACTTGCTGCTTTTGCTAGACTAAAAAATCCATATTATTTAAAGTTATATACAAATCCCGCTGTAGATGATGCTGGTAGACAAAAAACAGATCAAAGAGGAAATGCTGTAACACATACAGATGATTTTGTTCATCAAAATAGAAAAAATAATACAACAACAGGTTTAAAAATCGGTGGGAATCAAAGAGACCCTAATGGTATTTCTATATCCATGTATCTCAAACAAGGTCAAGGTTATAAAAACGCAATGATTTATTTAACATCATATCAAACATATGAACTTGCGTGTGCTTGTGAATGGGCACTTACTAAAATTTGGGAAGAAACATCCTACGAATACACTAGTAATAAAACATCTGAAAACAAAACATCTATGTTTCATAATTCTTCAGATGATGATATGTTTGGTAAAGTAAGCACAAATGTACAACCTAATATTGTGTCTAATAAAACTATTAGTTTAGACAATATGTTAGATTAAGGAACAAACGCCCTAAGTATAAAAAACTTAGGGCGTATCTTATTTCTATATTAAAGGAGATCGATTATAATGGAAACGAAAAAATATGTATTCAAAGATCAAATTTTTTCTGTGTATTATTATGATGAAAAAGCAAATTCTAATGATATTTATAAATTTTGTGATAATAAATATCATGTGAGATTTAAACATCCGGACAAACGTTTAGTTCTTATATCTGCTGAAGATGGTAAGACATTTAAAATTCCTTGTTATTCATATCTCTTAAAATTTAATGATGGTTCTTTTTATACTATGTCTAAAGAAGAATTTGAAAAACGTTGTGTTGCTTTTTCTCATACTGATAATATGGAACTAAAAAAAACAGAAGATTTTGAAAGTATGATTAAAAATGTTATTAGAGAAACACTGTCTGAAAGTTTATCATATAATGAAAAGAATACATCACAATTTCCACCATATACAGATCAATTTGAAGAAGAAGTAAAACATGATTTTGAACTTCCAACAAATTGTACTTGCGAAGATACTATTTCAAAACTCAATGAACAGATTCAAACATTATCTCTTACAAACACACAACTTCAAAACGATAATATGGAATTACTTAAAACTATAGAACATCTAAAAATACAAAATAAACGTTGTGAAGAAAAGAAAAAAGAATACAAAGAAATGTATGTTTCGTTGGTAGAACATATCAAAAGAAAATTTGGCATTCATGTTTGGGTAGGAGAGGAAAAGTAATATGGCTTGGTTTTTTCAAAAACCTGAAGTAAATAGTCAATTTTGTTATAATATCGTAAATGAAAACGACGATGTTATTCTACACGCGGATATCAATGGTATCCGCGTTTCAGATTCTATGAAAAAAATGATAGAACAATTACCAGAAGCATATGCTGTATTGAATGAACTTGTAAGACTTAAAGATATTAAAGAAACAGATAGAGTACAACACGATATGTTAAAAGATAATGTATGGAAAGCAGCTAGAGAAGTACTTACAGAAGTAGGTTTGTATTTTAAAAAGGAGGATTCAAATGTCTAAGTATGTTATTTTTCATCACGATGATTTAGATGGGCAAGCATCTGGAGCTATTATTAAAAATTATATGTTAAAAACATATGGAGAAAAAGTAGAAAGTAAAATTCATACATATGAATGTAATTATGATATTGATAATCAAAAAAAGTTAATAGAAGAAGCAGCTATTACAAAAGATGATGTTGTGTATATTGTAGATTTTTGTTTTGATACAGATATTATGGATTATATATACAGTATTGTTGAAAAGAACATGGTTTGGATAGATCATCATGTTACAGCATTTCAAAAGATGAAAGATAAACAAGATATGATTGTTGGTGTAAGACATAAAGATTATTCTGCTACATATCTATGTTGGACATATTGTTTTAGTACAGAAAATATGCCAATATGGGTTAAGTATATAGATACGTTCGATTGTTGGAAAAATGAAGATAAAGAACAGTGGGAAAATATTATTATGCCATTTAAATACGGAATGGAAAGTCAAATTACAGATTTAAACGATCCAAGTAATATTTGGGATATATTCTTCAATGAAGAACCCAATTCAATCGTAGAATCTCTTATTATAAAAGGGAAAATTATTAAACAATATATTACAAAAAGAAATACAGAACAAGCAAAGAAAGCAGCATATGTAATTAAGTTTGAAGGTAAAAAAGCACTTGTCATTAATAAGATGGGACAAGGTAGTTTGAGTTTGGATCCAATTTTCGATGAAGATGAACATGATATGATGATTACTTATAGTATTGGTTCTGATAAAAAAGTCTATGTGGGTTTATATACACCAAAACAACATATTCATGTAGGTAATATTGCTAAAAAATATGGTGGAGGTGGACATCAAGGAGCAGCAGGATTTCAACTTACAGTAGATCAATTATCTTTGTTACTTTAATATTTTATTTATAAAGGAGTGTGTGATTATATGGCTGATTATTCTATGAAAGACATACGTTTTGTTTATAAAACAGAAAATGGAGAAATTAAAGAAAGTGTACATCCGTTTATAAAATGCTGGTTCAATGGTGTTATTACAGAACAAACAATATGTGAGAATTTAAAATATTTTATCAATTTTGTTTTTTCCATAAAAAGAAATCCGATAACAGAAGAATTTGTGTGTAATCAAGAATCAAATTTTTATAGTTCTTCCTATACTAAACGTTATCTTAGATATATAATTAAAAATTATCCAAATATCATAAAATACAAAAGATTATATGGAATCGGTAGAAAAATAGAATATCAATATTATGTGCCATATGAAATTATAAAAATTTCTCTTACAGACTCTATGATTAATACAGAGTCTATGTGTACTATTTTTCCAACAGATTTAAAAGACTTTTCTGAAGAAATTAATAATACTGTATCAAATGAAAAACAAATAAAAGATACAGAATATATTATAGAACTTGCATTACATCTTATCAAAGAATTTGAAGGTAAACGAAAAGAAAAACTTATTTCTTGTGATGAATGGGTTTATTTGAAACAAGCAGTAAAAAATTATTACGAAGAAGAGGTGTAATTTTAATTGAAAGTAAATATAGACTAAATATTAATGGGTCTAGAAATAGGCCCATTATATTTTTCTGTCAAAAGGAGGATTCAAATGAATAGATTTATAATTGAACAAGCAGTAGAACTTTCAATGGCAACTGGACATGTTCCTTGTTTATTAGGAGATACAGGTGTTGGAAAAACAGATATGGGTTCTATTATTGCTAAACGTAATAATAGAGAACTTATAAAAGTCGAACTTTCCCTACAAAATACAGAAGATTTAATTGGTTATCCGTATAAATCAGATGATGGAAAAATGCATTGGGCTGCACCTTTTTGGTTTCCACATGAAAGTGAAGAAAATAAATATATTATCTTTGTAGATGAACTTAATAGAACTAATAAAGATGTATTAAATGCTATAATGCCAATGATGCTAGCCAAACAGTTACATGAACACAAACTACCAAAAGGAACTTGGATTATGACAGCAATGAATCCGGATTCTGAAGAATTTGATTTAGTATATAGTTTTGACGACGCAGCATTCATAGCACGATTTATTTTCATTGAAGTGATGGCAGAATTTTCTAGTTGGGAAAAATGGTTAAGAAATAAAAATAAGTATGATGATAAAGTAATTTCATTTTTAAAGAAACATCCAGAGTTGTTTATAGATGAAGTAAGAAATGTAATGAATATTAATATAAAACCTAAACCACGTGTATGGACACAGTTGATTGATATTCTACATTATTGTAAGAACAATCATATTCAACCGTTGGATGCGTTGGATATTATTATTCGTGGAATGGTAGGACAGAAAGCAGCAGTTCAATTTGCTTCTGTTTTGGATACATATTTTGATAATAAAGATTTATCTATGTTATTTCTAGAAGATTTGTCAAATGAAACAGCATTAAGTATTAGTAATGAAATTATACAACAGCTTAATACAGGAAAAGAACTTACTACACCTAATATAGTTGCTGAATGGTTTTATCGTAATGCGGAAACACATCCAGCAGTTCTACGTCGTATGTTAACAGAAATAGATTCTGGAATAGAAGAACTTTATCGTGAACAGAAGTTCTTAGATTCTATTTCTATTATTACAAATAATTAAGGAGGTTTAAAGTATGAAACAGCTTATTACTAATGGTTTGTATATCGCATCAGATGAAAAATTATTTTGTATGATGACCGGTTTTAATTTGTATAAGGATATAAGAGATTTAAAAGATATGACACAATGTCCAATGGAAGGAGCAAGAGCATTAATATATACAAATGATATTTCATTAATTCATCCATTTGTAAAAACATTACTTGGTAATAATTTTATCGGTGATCTAAAAGTTGAAATTAAATCAGAATCATTGAAAGAAACATATTTGATGCCATTGTTGAATATATTGTTAAATGTAAATAATGCTATTGTTCAGCGTTGGAATTCGTTACATACGCCAACAGGATACATGACTGTAAATATATTCAATACAAAAGAAATAGATTTATATTTGATGGATGCTAATAAACAAGATCTTTCTTCTTTTTCTAAATATACGCAATATAATATAAGAGGGAGGAAATTATATAGGACAACAAAAGAAAATATGTTTAAGGAGGAATAAATATGGATGTACAATTAGTTCTAAATAAGTTAAAATTTGGAAATATTTTTCAAAAACTTTGTTATCGAATACTCACCAATTGTATTATACGCAACAATATCGATTTAGATCAACCGGCAAGAGTTTCTATGACTAGAAAAAGTATTTTTATAGAAATAAATTTAAATCACGAGTTTTATCAAACGGAATCGGATTTACAATTTGCGTTGTTACATGAAGCAAGTCATATTGCGTTTGGTCATTTATTTATAGATACTAGTTTGTATGATTCTTGGAAATTAAATATTTCATTGGATGCTTCCATACAACCATATCTCAATCCTGATATTAAAAAAGTTTCGTCTGTTGTTAACCATAAACCAGGTACATTGTATTCCGGTTTATTTGATATAATGGATAAAAACACATGGGAATATATTTATAATAATTTTCCTAAAGAGGAGGAACCTAATAATGATCAAACACAACAGCAGACTAATGAAAATGAAAAAGGAAGTGGATCATCAGATAGCAGCAATTCTCCTGGATCCAATAATGATGGTGGAGAATACAACAATACGGACAGCAATACAAATGATAATGAAGGAATGTCCGGAAGCGGAAATTTTGATTGTTCAAAATTAAATTATGATAAAATAGATGTACATAATTTTATAGAACAACCATCAAAAGCAGTTGAAAGTATGTATGAAAATATAATTCAAGAAGCATTAAAAGATCTTAAAATAAATATAGGTTCAGAGCTTGGAAAAACAATCATACATGGTTTAAAAATATATCAAACAAGTATTCAAAAATGGAGAAAACAATTAACTAAATCTGTTACTCGTGCTATTAAAATAAGAGGTCAAAAAGAAACATGGATGCGTCCAAATAGACGTATGTCTAATTTAGATATACCAAAACCAGGACGTAAAAAATTATATTATCCTCGTATAGGTGTGTTAATAGATAGTAGTGGATCTATGTTATCATATGTACCAAAAGTGTTAAGTCATATAGCAGGGATCGCATCCATTGGTGGAATAGATTATTTAATTGGAGGAGATGTAGAAAAACAATTTGATTATAAAAATGTATCAAAAAAACAAATAGAACGTATTCAATTTAAAGGATTTGGTGGAACATTATTAAAAAACATGATTCTAGAATTATCTAAACGTCCCATAGATATTTTGATAGGCATTACAGATTTGATGTTAATAGATTCAGATATTGAAATGTTTAATAAAATATCTAAACGTATTAAAATTATATTGTGCGTTCCAACACAATATAAAAAATATGTTAAGTTAAATTCAAATATTCAACTTGTTGAAATAGAGGAGGATTAATTATATGCGATGTAATATAGATTTAGGTTATGAAAAAGATAAACAAAAACAAGTTACTTTGATTTTTGAAGGATTGCTTGAACAAGGATATACATCAGAAGCAAAAATGTATAGTATCATTTTTGCAAAGATGAAAAAGATTCCTATCAAATACGAAGAAGTTAAACAAGCATACATTGAATTGAATGAAGAACCTATCACAGAAGTACAGTATAAAAGAATCATGAAAAATCTAACAAAAGTTAAAATTCAATTTGTAGATGATAAACATAAAAGAAGAAACGTATCATTGATTACGGAGGAATAAATATTGAAAATTATTACAAAAAAAATTCATGGTGTATATTTTTCCGCAACAGAAGATATGTTATATAATACATTAAATTCTATATACAAAGTAACAACAGATTTCGATGATACGTTATGGGAAAAAACAGATAGATTTAATTCAAGAAGAAGATTATTTTCTTTAATTTCTTGTCATACAGATTTTTATATTGTAACAAGAAGAGAACATTATCTATTTGAATCAGAAACAGAACCTAAACTTTCTGATAATATTTTTGAATATTGTGCTTTTCATAATTTTAAAATTCGTGGTGTTTATCATAATGTCATAGATAAAGCAAAACTATTACATGTACTTAATCCAATTTGTCATTTTGAAGATAATGTAGATACTATAAGAGATTGCGTCAAATATGATATACCTATTATGTGTCCTGGTGAAATACTTTCGACAGAATATTACACACATTGGATTCAAACATTAAAAGAAAATAACGAACATAGTTTTTATCACCAAGATATATTGGATACAAGAAAGAAAATAACAATGTGAAACAGTGAACTACCAACCGCTAAATCAGTTGGCTTCCTGCTTCAACGACAGCACTTATTTCTAATCCATAAGAATTAGAAACAGTGGTGCTTGTCTTCACAGGCGTTAAGATTTCGGTAGTTCCGACCGTATCGTTTCTCAAAAGAATGTATTCCTGCTTAAACTGGTCAGGTATCCCATCAACAATGTTAATTGCCGCATTGACATCTCTATCGTAGGTGAACCCACAATAGGGACACTGATGCGTTCGCACAGACAAATCTTTTGAGACAATCTGTTTACACTTCGAACAGAGCTGGCTAGTGTTATACGGATTTACGGGGCCTACTAGTGTTCCGTGTTTGTAGGCTTCGTAAGTCAAGATATTGAAGAATTGACTAATCGCAATATCACTTGCGTGTTTTGCTAATTTGTGATTCTTGATCATGAATTGTGGTGATAAGTTTTCGACTGCGACAAGTCCGTAATTATTTACTAGCCAGTGAGCTGTTTGAAAGTGAAAGTTTCTTCTTTGATTCGCTACCCGCTCATGTAACTTCGCGAGTTTGTGTATTTGTTTCTTACGATTACAAGAACCCTTTTTCTTGCGAGACAACCTCCGTTGTGCTCGTTTCAATTTCTTTTCTGAGTTAAGCAAGAATCTTGGGTTCTCAATCTGAGTGCCGTCAGATAGTGAAGCAAATGTTTTAATGCCAATGTCTAAACCAACGGCATTTTTGTTTTGCGAAGTGGGTGTTTTAAAAAAATCTTCTAATGCTACTTCAACAGAAAATATCACATACCACTTATTTGTTTTTGAAAGTTTTAATGAACATGTTTTAATTTTACCAACTAACGGTCTGTGAAGCACAAGTTTTACTTCACCAACACCGGATAGTTTAACTCGTTTATCATTGATAAGACGAAAACCACTTTGTGGATATGTGAAAGATCGATACTGATTACGTGATTTAAATTTCGGATACTTGCTTCGTTTTTCGAAGAAATTCTTAAACGCAGTATCGAGCCGTTTGTTGACGTTTTGTTTCACTTGTGAATGAACATGCGTATAACGGTTTTTGAAATAATCATCTAAATCGTATTTGTTCAAACCAATTTTCGCGCATTCATAACATTCGTTACGAAGTTCAAGTCCTTCGTTATATAGATGTCTACAACATTGGAGGATATTCCAAAGTGTAGATTTTTGCTGCTTTGTAGGACGAAGAAGATATTTGTAGTTGAGAATGATTTTATCTGCCACTTTGGATCACCACCTTATTGTAGAATGTTTTAAATATTATAGCATATTGTTTTAAAAAGTCAATTGCTAGAGCGCGATTCATCCTACCGCTGAATCGGTAGGCTTTCTCGCGTGATCTCTGTAATGGGTGGATTAATTTCCACCCATTTTATTTTTCTGGAAATGGAGGTAATTATAAGTGTATAATATTATTCAAATAGGTGCGGGTGGAACCGGTGGACATTTGATTCATTTTATATCTTCGTATTATCATAGGAGAAGAGATAAAATTAGCAATTATCATATTCTCGATGGAGATATTGTAGAAGCAAAAAACATTAAAAGACAAAATTTTCTAACACAAGATATTGGTTCTGCTAAATCTACAGTTTTAGGTGTTACTTATAATGTAGGTAGTTTTCCTTATTATGTAGATGATACAAATATTTTTGATTTTATGGATAAAGAACAACATAATGTTGTTATAGGTTGTGTTGATAAAATTCCAGTAAGATTGAAACTAGATTCTGTTTTTAAAGAAAAAGCTAAAGAATATCCTATATATTATATAGATGGGGGTAATACAAGAAATTATGCGCAAGTTCTATTGTATGATTATCAAAATCAGATAGGACAAGATATTACAGAATATTTTAAAAATATAACAGAAGAACAACTTGCTGTAGCATCTTGTACAGAACTAGGTGATCAAACTATTGCTGCTAATATGATGTCTGCGTCTATGATTATTAATACGGTGATTAATTTAATTGAGAAAAATAAAATAACACACACAAAATTTGTTATAAATAAATACACAATTGCGAGGGAATAAATATGATATCAAATAAATATTTACTACCATTCGATTATTATGAAAAATATACACAAGAAACAGTAGATACATATATACAAGATATTGTTTTTATAAAATCTCTACAACATGTTAAAAAAACACCTATAGTTTTTGTTCAAATAGGTAACATGGTCAATTCATATTTACCTAATATTTTAACTAAGTTTTTAGTAGGACAAAACATACCATATTATTATGTTCTTTTTGATCCAGTCAAACCTTTCTTTTGTGAAAATAAAATTAAAGTTTTACAAACACATGATTGGTCTACTTTATTTTTGAATCTTCCATATTTTAATTTTCATGAAAATGTATCATATATTTTTATATGGGGTGATCGTGTATGTGATATACAAACATTTGTGAAAGAATTTAAATTTCATTTTTCTATATTAATAAATACAGATTTTCAAGATAAAGAATATGTAAGAGAACAATTCAAATTCATTATACCTACAATAGATAAGGAGGGATGTTATTATTTATCTTTCAACCCATTTATAAATTTATATAAGAAAAAATCAGACATAGATCCAATGTATAATAAAAATTGTAATATATGGAATAAAAAACTATTGTATAAAAACATCATTAAGAATTTTGTGTATAGAGAAGATTATGATATGTTATTAACAACTATGGTGTACAATAGAATATTAGAAATTATTTTCATAACAAATCCTATTATTAATATAATGGGATATTCTGAAAAACATGGATTTTATACAAACAATACAACAGATGCTATTTTTAAGTATGAATTAGTCACTTCTATTTAAAGGAGGGAATCACATGCTTTCTGATTTTGAGAATGAAACATTATTTAATAATATTGAAGGTTTAACAGAAAAAGAAGAAGACTTGTTGATGGGTAATAATGAATTTGAAATTGTTGCTATCATAGAATCCTTGGATACTAACATCGGTGGATTTCAAAGTATGTGGGATTATTTGAAAGAAAGTCTAGAAGAATTATTAACATATGCTAAACAAGTAAAAGAACCAGAAAATATTATTATGTATATATCACAAAAACTAAAATTCATAGAACAACAAGAAGATAAGGAAATTGAATTTCTTCTTGAATTAGATGAATTTAAAAAACTATACGCAAAACATAGAGCAGAAAAAGCAAATGATGTAGAAGTTACGTTTGAACTTACACAATATGTTAATCGTTAAAAATACAAAGGAGGAAATATAAATGAGTAATGTAAAAGTTATTGACAATAGAGTATATCTTACGGGGGAGACAAATACAATGACACTTAATATTAATACTGGTTATACTGTTGCGCCTAAAGTATTACTTGAAAAATCTGCTCTTCCTGTTATTGAATGGAAAATTCCTAAACCACATATCAATTATCTTATAGATTTCTTTAAAAGAGCAGCGTATATTTATAATTTGTATCATTCTGAAATGGAAATTTTTATGCTTTGGAATACAAAAACAAAATCTCATACACTATATATTCCACAACAAGTAGTATCTGGAGCACATGTTACATTTGGTTGGGAACTGCCCGAAGATTGTGTATTGATGTTTGAATTACATTCACATCATACAATGGGTATTACATTTTCTTCAACAGATGATACAAATGATTCTTCCTTGGATATTCTTCCGCATATTAGTTGTGTATTGAAGAATATTGATAAAATGAATTTTCTAAATTTCAACAATAATGTAGATGTCCGATTGTCATATCTAGGTAATAAAATAATGCTTAAACTGGAGGATTTATTTGTATTTGATGTAATGGATATGCCACAAATTACACAACAAATAATTACACCCGCAACATCCGTATACAATATGGGTTCAACAGATGAATCTTACTTTTATAGAAGCAACTGGTATAATAAAAATAAACCATCCAATGAAAGAGATTATGTGTATCCAGGAAAACCAGATACTAAATATAATAGTGCTCCCGCAGATGTTGAAGATGCTTTCGCTCCTCCTACATCACATAAAGATATTTTGGAGTTTGTTAATAAACAACTCGAAAGGAAGGATTAATATATGTGTATAGAAAAAAATATTTTACAAAATACAGTAGTATTAGGTTTTGATTTTGAATGGGGTGCGACAAATTCTACTCGACATGAATTTCGAGATTTTTTTAGTATACATGAGTTTGTAGACAAAATAGAGAATAGAAAGCCAGAATATTTTATAGCGCATTATTATTGTTCTACACAAAGAAGAAACTACATATACTATTGTAAAATAACAGATGATATAACAACAATAAATATAAATAGATCTTTGTGTAAAGAAGGTGAAACAGTCGGTACTAAAACTGTACCTTATTGTCAAAAAATAGAAAATTATATAAACACTATTAATAATCGTAAAGTAGTACAACTGAGTAGTGCTCTTTTATCTACAAGAGCACTACAATCTTTTTTAGGAGAGTTTTCATCATCAATATTTTATGATAGTTATGTAGATAAAGATTATGTTTCTTGGATTATAGATTTAGTTGTATATATAGGTATTCATCCAAATGAATTATTTTTAAAAATAATAGAAGCAGATTCTATAATTATTTTTAAAATGTTATCTGCTGCTGCTAGATATGCGTATAGTTGTTTTACAGACCGTAGTAATATTTATGATTTTACATATAAATCACATGAAATATTAAGATGTATGACAGAAGAAGAAGCACAACAAATAGAAAATAAAATTGAAGCTTATTTTAAAAAATCATTCAGTAATAATGGAAGATTAAGAGATTTAGTATCTGTGTTTTTCTATTTGACTAGGTTATATAATTATAAATTTGGAGGTGTTGTTAATTGACAATAAACTATTTTTTACTATTACGTTGTGCGTCAATAAATGATTCACAATATGAAAGACAAAAATTAGGTTTAGTAAATTTATTACCATATGATCCAGAAAATGAAAATATAATCATAGTACAACATAATAAAGTAAATACTAGTTTTGATTTTCAAAGATTTATAAAAACAAATAATATTCAAGTAGATACCATTATCGATAAATTAAAGGAGGTGTAAATCAATCATGTATATTCAAAATATTTTTAAGATGAATTTTCAAAAAATAGATGAATGTTATTATTTATTCAGATATATAACAGATTTTTCAGATGAAAAATTTGAGATACCTATTCCATTAGAAAAAGATCCTTTTGAAACAACACATAAATATATGACGCCTGAATTTGATTTAAAAATAAATCCATCTAGAAATATTATACATGAAAAACCGTTAAATCGAAATATGCTTGTATATTTTAAAGATGGGACACATTATGTAAAAACAGAAACAAATAAATCTAAAAAATTATTACAAGTGTTGGACACAGAAATATTGTATGAAGAACAAACGAATTATATTTTAGATTCGTCTTTAACAGATGTGGAGGAAAAGGAAGATGAGTGATTTTTGGAATAATATGGTCAAGTGGATTAAAGTCAAATATTGTAAACCAAAAATACATCCTATACAATATATTGTAGAATATATCTATAGACATATTATATGGGATGTGGATGCTGATAATGTAGTAGCTATGTTTTTCAGAAACACAAACAATACTTATGTAAAAGATATGTGTTTCAAAGAAATAAATGTAGAAGAACAGTCACTAGAAACAAAATTAAAGGTAATTTCCCCCTTTTTGGATAACGAACTGGATAATGTTTTAATAACATATCCGCCATTTCGTCTTATAATTAAAACAGTAGAAAACAATATTATTAGACAGGAGGAATAATATGTTTCTAATCACAGATAAGCCTTATACATTTGTATATGATTTGGATTATGGTGGACTTACGTATAATAAAAATGTTGTTGGAGTAAATTTTCAAGAATATTTGACAAAAAAATGTAAAAGTAAAAAACAAGTCTTTCGAAATGTTGTAATTAAATATAAAAAAGAGTTTACGCCGAATTTCATATTGTCTAATTTTTACTACAATTCAAATACAAATGTAATACAAGTTTATTTTAAAGTATTACCACATGTGCGTACCATAAAACCATTCAAAGATATTTTTAAATTCAACATACCTATGATTTCGTTTTCAATAACACAATATAAAGTAGAGAACTCAAGTCATATACAATTATATAATTTAGAACAGGAAGACAGTGTATGGTATTATGGAAATGTATATAAAGGAGGAGATATTTGTTGGGGTGGTGTTCAGGTTATAACAATATTCGATATGATCAAAGCAGTATATCCGTTTAGTGAAGATTCACAACAACAATATGATTTTTATATCAATAATTATTTACAGTATATTTACACTTTATTTTTCAATAGTAATTTCAATAGAGATCTACAAGGAGAATCTTTTCTATCTATTCTTCAATTGGATACAGAAACAAAGAATGTGTTAAGAAAAATTCTAGCAACTAAGTATGGAGGTACAGATGAATTGATAGATAAAAGAAAATTATTAATAGATATTTTTGGAAATAAAAAACCACAAAAATTATTAAGAGAGATATTTACAGAAATAGATCTATATAATTTTGAGGAGGAATAATATGTATACGTCATATTTTGGAAACAAAAAACAATGGAGTAAATATAAAAATGTTGTAGCTATCAGTTTTAGTACACCTCATTATTTTACAGGTCGAACATATCACGCACTAGCTCCAACAATGTCATTAGTTCAGGCATTGAAAAAAAGAAAAATCACAGAACAAAAATATATTCAAATTTATGAAAGTGAAGTTCTGCGTAATTTAGATCCACAACAAGTTTTCAATGAATTAAAAGAAGATGCGGTACTACTATGTTGGGATACGCCAGATAAATTTTGTCATAGATTTTTAGTAAAAGATTGGTTGGAACGTAAATTATCTATTACAATAGAAGAATTACCAAATGTACATTCCAATCAATTACATATTCCATTTGCGGGGGGTTTCTAATGATTATATTTGCGGATGCGCATTTAGGAGTAGACAGACGAAATAAAATATTGTACAGAGAATCGTTGTCTTCTTTTATGTATATTGTAAAACAGTTTGCTAATACGTTTATAAAGCCGGTAGAACATATTTTTAATTTAGGAGATTTGTGGGATGTTGCTACACCAAAACCAATAGAGTATATTCTTGTACAACATTGTATCAAAGAAACAGCAAAGATACAACAATTTAAAGAAATTCATTGGCATGGAATATCTGGTAATCACGATCTTATACTTCAAGATAAAAGTTATGCGTGGAGTGTAGTGAAACAATATGAAACAGATAATACAAAAATACATTCTTATAATTCGTCTACAGAAGTTATAATTGGAAAACATAAAATATTTATTGTACCATATTCTGTAGGTATGTTAGATGAAATAAAAGATTATCGTGGAGATGCTAAAATTCTATTTTCACATTTTAGTACATATCAAATGAATAAGTTTGCTGGAATTGTAGATGAAAATGATCCAATGTTTATGAAGTTCGATCTTGTACTTACAGGTGATACACATACACATTATGATAAAGGTAAGTTTCACACATGTGGTTCTATGTTTTGTGGTAAAGTAGATGAGATGATTAGTCCGATTTGTATTCCAGCGTATATTTACATAGATGAAGATTCTACAGATATTAACAAATCATTTCAACGTTTTACATTTCCTGAACTAAAACCTGCGCTTATAAATAATGTAGAAGAAGCATTACATGATGATAAATTGTATGTAATGATTACAGATGAAATCATTAATAAGCCTAATGTGTTTTGTAAAAGACTTAAAAGTGATAATGAAGAAGAAAATAGTGTTGATTTTTCTATTGGAGAAAACGGACAGATACAAAATATTACATTCGAAACATTAGTTAATAATTCATATACAGAAATGGCAGAAGAAAAAAGAAAAAAATTAATTTTGTTTTGTAATAAACAAATAGATATTGATATGTTGATTGGTTTGAAAGAAGAAACAACAACAGAACCTATTATACAAGAAGCACCAAAGCAAATAATTACAACATCTGATGTATTGGAGGATTTACTATAATGACAGACGACGCACTTGAAGAAATCGAACTAACAACAATTCAAAATACATTAAAAGAATATGGATTTCAATCAAAAAAGAATCCGGATATTTTAAGTGCGTTGACAAAATTTATTCATACAACATTATTTTCATATAAAAGAGAAAGAACTATTAGACTTTCTCCGTATTATATAGAAGAAATATGTATGGATAGTTTAACATCTCCAAGAAGAAAACATCTACAACAATTGAATAAAAGATTTGTGTTTACATATTATCTCAATGCGCAATTTAATGAAGAAACAGATGATGTTGAGTATGTATTGCGTGTAGAAAAAATGAGTTTGCTGAAACCTCATTTTCTAAAATTATTACAAGAACTAGAATCTCTTATTGTAGAAGATCTCTACAAAGTGAGATTGCGTTGTAGAATTGTATTTCGTAAATTATGGGAAGAAGAAAAGAAATTAAGACTAAAAGAAAAGGAGACAGCTAATGCTAACTGAGATATCTATACAGAATTTTGGGCCAATCAAACAGTTGGATTTGAATTGTAAAAATAAGAATGTGTATATCATTGGACCTAATGGTACAGGCAAAAGTCATATTCTACGTGCTATTGCTTTTGCTTGTACTGGTAAACATGGTAAATCACATTCAATAGAATATCTTATTGGGCCATACGCAAAAGATTTTAAAATAACACTAGTATTAGATGATGGAAGTAAAATAACTAGAACAAGTAAAACATCACTATTGGAATTATCTGATGGGCGATCTTTCAAAAAAGTAGCAGAAGTACAAGAACATCTTCCATTTGATCCATTATTGTTTTATAACGCAGCATTTGTTAAACAAGGTGCTATACATGAGTTTTTTGAAAAAGATGTCGGTAAAGGTATTGTAGAAAAACTTATATCGCTTGTCATAGATACTAAAACTATCAATGATGGATATAAGGAATTACTAACACGTGAAAAGATATATGTTGCTGAAGTAAAAAATAAAGAAGCAATACTGGCAGATATATCTTCTACACAACCCATTAATTTGGTAGAATTACAACAAGAGATACAAGATTTAGAATCTCAAATGTGTCATAAACCAGATATAACAAAAATTACTACAGAAGAAAATAAACACAAACAGTTATCACAAGCAATGAATTCTTTGGATATGTATAGAAATCAATTAGCACAATTGAATATGGTTTCTAAACCCATAGTACAATTTTCAGAACTAGAAACAAAACAAAAACAATATCAATTAAAAGAACAATATTTACAAAAAAGAAATCAACATGAAGAAGATGTGAAAAAGTATGTAGATGCGTTAACTGTAGTAGATGAACTAAGAATATTTTTCGGTTTGGATACTACACTTGTAAAAGCTACATATACAGAAGAGCAATTACGTGATTTAAATGTTCAAAAGAAAACATTATATACATATCTTACGACAGAGCAGTATACAGATATGAATAATGCTAATACGTTGCTTTCATTCAATAAACAATATGGACATATAGACGCACAAAGTATTGCTCAAGAAAAAGCAAAATACAGTTCTATTAAAGATAAACTTCAAACACATGCGTCTGTAATACAGCATTTGAAACAATTTGTACCTTTCTCAAAAGATGTATCTGAAATTTTAAAAGATATCATAAATAAATATACACAAGATATTAATAACATAGATATTCAAATACAGCAATTAGGCGTAGTAGAAGATGTATCTTCTCAAAGACTTAATGAAGTAGCTACACATTGGAGTAATTATAATAATTATGTAACACATTTGAATCAATATACAACGCACATAGAGTCATTAGAAAAACAAATCACGGAAATATCAAATTCAATTGAAATGACAGAAGAAGAAATTCATGTATCTAAACAAATGATACACAATTATCAAACTGTTGCTATGTCATTAAAAACTAAAAAAGATTTATTGGAAATGTATACAAAAAATCTTAAGAAAAAGGAAACAACAGAAAAAGAAATAGAAGTAGCAAGTAATATTTTAAATGATATTTTGTCATGGAAAGAAACATTTAAAGATATGCCTGGTAAGTTAAGAACATCTCTATTCAAACCTGTAGCATATCATTTGAATCATGATTTTCAAGAATTGTTTAGTTTTGACCTAGGTGCTATTAAGATGGATTGGGACAATTTTGACATACAAATAGGTGATCGTATTTTTGATCAAATGTCTGGAGCACAAACAGTATGTTTAGGTCTTACAAGTCATTTGGCTCTTCTAAAAGCTATGGGTAATAAAGTTCCTATAATGCTTATAGATGAACCAACACAATTTCTAGACGATACACGTATCAATGAAGTAAAACAATATCTAACACATCTAGGAAAACAAACACAGTTGTTCATTTGTACGCATGATGATAATATTATAGATAGTGTTAATAGTATTATCATTAATCCTATTGATTTTAATTAAAAATTAATCATATATAGCTGGATGTACGTACAAATAACGTATATCCAGCTATATAAAATTAAAGGAGGATTAACTTGATAAAACTTCAATGGATTGATAAAGAATATTTTGATATAGAAGAAGAATATTGGAATTGTGCTATTCCTGATGATGAAATAGATCAAGCTGTAAGAGATGTTATAAATTTTCATGAAAATAAAATTGAAATTCAAAAAGAAAGAATTAAATACAATGTAGTTTCAAATGAAAATGATGTTGTGTTCTTTTTCAATAATAGATTGGTTTTATTTGGTTTTAGATATTACATTTCTTTGAAAAGAATAGATTCAAATGATGTTGAAGTAATTATTGATAATCAAACATATCATATCGCGCATACTGGAAGAATGAAATTCAAAGGTGAAGAAGATTACTACGAGTATAATAGAAAATATGATGATTTAGATTTGTATGATAAATATTTATCAGAGTTAGCGTTTCACGTAGAATCCAATCCATTAAAGGAGGAAACAAAAAATGAAAATTAGAATAGGATTTGTATCAAACAGTAGTAGTAGTAGTTTCTTGGGTGTAGGTTGGCAATTAGATCCGGATCAAATAGAACAGTTTATTCAAATACATTTTGATCCAAATTTTAAAAATGAAGATGCTTATGTTGAAATTCAAAAATATTTGAATTCTTTTTATCAAGATTTAATTATGCGCGAAGATTTGATTGTGATTCAAATTCCAACAGGAAATGAAAGACTCGAAAAACTTGAACAAAAAATTATTTATCTTAAAAAAGAATTAAAAGAAAATGAAAATCTACAAAAACTTATTAAAATGTTTGGAGACCCACAAGTCATTCTGGATGAATTGGAGTGGTATTAGAAATGTTTAGAGTGGAATATGCGGAGAAGTTTTCTACAATTATTTTTGAGAAAACCAATAAACCTGTTGGTTTAATAGATAATTCTTATTTGTCTGAATTTTGTCAATCAATAGGAATAGCAATTGTTTTTAAACCTGAAAAGGAGGAAATAAAAAATGGAATATAGAAATTGGCTAACGCTAGATATGCTTCAAGAAAATTCAGGTAGTTATTATATAAAAGTTGATGTAGATGATACAGAATTGATAAATGAACTTAAAAATACATTATCTATGAAAGATATTTTTGAACCAGAAGAGATTATAGATGAAGCATTTGAAATATTGACAGATGATATGATGATAGAAGCGTTGAAAGAAAGAGAAACACACTTTTATGTAAGAATATTAAACGAAGTAATACCTAAAGAAAGAGAAACACACTTTTATGTAAGAATATTAAACGAAGTAATACCTGTAGATGTTATAAAAGAATTTACTAAAATGAATTTCATGAAAGAAGAACCTAAAGCAATAATAGATATTAACGAAACAAAAAAATATTTGACAGAAACAGAACAGCAAATGCTACTTATTCTTCTTATGAAAGCAGCAAAAGAACAACTTAGTCAAAAAATAGGAGATGTTAAATAATGGTTTATTATCTCCGAGCGATTTACGAAGATATGTCTACAAGATTGGGTACACATGCTAATCGTGTATTCAAAGGTAGTGATATTAATAGAGTTATTCAAAATTTTAAAAAAACATGGAATGGAACTATAGATAAAGGTCAAAAAATAATTGGTGTAGAAGTTGAAATTTGTCAACGCACATATTCCGATGGTATTAAGAAAAGATTCTTTTTTAATGAACGTGATGAAAGAATTGAAAACAAGGAGGTATTTGAATATGTCGAATAAACCCAGTGGGAAAGAAATGGCAAGTATGTTTGAAGATTTTGTAAATACATTTGATAATAAATCAAAAAAAGAATTTGCAGAAAATATTGTATACAGAACACATCGCACACTTCAGCAGAGTATGTTTGCTGTATTTATGGAATGTATAAAATTATGGGGGGTAATGTATGAAGAAGGAAATTATGATTTAAGAAATGAAGAAACATGTAAAAAAGCGCATGAAATTATGAAGTTGTTTGGCGAAGATGCTACTTATCTTCCATTAATTTAAGAAAGAGGTGTTTTAAATGTTTAAGAAAATTCGAAATAGTATTCTAATGAGTTTGTGTGTAATATTTCTTTTTAGTAATATATCATTTGCTGCAATTTATCCAGATACATTTAGAGTACAAGGAAATCAAATTGTAAATAGTTTAAATCAACCAGTTAAATTTTATGGTGTAGGTATTTTTGAAGATAGACGTTTTCTTCCACAAAAACATTGGAATGATACATTTTTAACTAATGCGTTTAATACGGCAAGACAATGGGGTAGTAATGTAGTTCGTATTAATCTTATGCCAGCGTATTATAGACATATTGGTATAGATAATTATTTAAAAGAAATAGAAACATATGTAAATTATGCTAAAAAACATAATCTATATATTATTTTAAATTGGCATAGTATTATTTGTCCATTTAATGGTTATATGCTGGATGAAAAATATTATCCAGATATTATTTATACAACAACAGAAGAAATAACAGAAGTATGGGAAGCAATAGCAAAACATTTTGTAAATGAAAATGTAATTTTAGCATATGAATTACTCAATGAACCATTAACAGCAAAAGATAAATCACATTTCGATGAATGGATGAGATTAAAGAATTTTTATGAAACAGAAGTAATATCTAAAATAAGACAATATGATCAAAAGAAAATTATTATTTGTAATGGACCTGACGCTACTTCCGAATTAAGATATGCTCTTACAAATCCAGTTAATGGTTCTAATATATCTTATGGATTTCATCCATTTCCTTGGAATGGTAGAAGAGGACCTCATACTACAGGTTTAGATAATTATAATGCGTGGGTAAGACCTACAGTACAACAAAAACCAGTTATAATTACAGAATTTTCTTATTGGAATATAGAACAGTGGCCTACCGTTGGTCCAGATTTGGAATATGCTTTAGAATCTTTTTGGCCAGGCCCAGGAAGATTTCGTGAAGATTTAATGAAATTTATAAAAGAAAATAGTATTTCATGGATTGTTGTACAATTTCAAATAGATAATCATCCAACAGAAAGACAAGCGGGTCATCATGGTTTTAGTTTAGTGAATGCTATGTGGGAACCTAATTTTGATTTTGGATATTTCTTTAGGGATCATTTATTTGAAGAAGCAGAAAAAGGAAAAGTTCATGTGAATGTTCCTAATGCTACATTTACATGGACAATTAATGGAGGAAATAGAAATACATATGTAAATGGAGATATTGTAGAAATTGTTCCTAACGCAAAATATGTTGTAACAACATCATTGGGCCATAGAATTGAAGTTGAAATTAATTCTGTAAATGATACTTTTAATATCACACAACTTGCTACGCCTTCTTCTGGTGGTGGCGGTTGTAATACAACTAACGCAGATACATCTCATGCTATCACAATTCTAATGTTTGTATGTTTACTATATGTTATTACTAAGAAACAAAATGTAAAATAAAATATATCTTGGGTTTTTGAACAGTTTCCCATTAAAAAACTGTTCATTATTATTTATTTTAAGGAGGAATTGCTATGATTCAAACGTATGAAGAATATAAGAAAACAATATATGATATGTTGGATTATTCATTAGCATATTATAATGAAGATCCAAAAATATCTGATGCTGAATATGATTCTTTATATAGATTAATTTGTGAATATGAAAGAAACAACCCATCACATATTTATAGATACAGTCCAACACAATTGGTAGGTGCGCCTATTCAAAAAGGTTCATTTCAAAAATTTAAACATAAGGAAGCTATGTTAAGTTTGGATAATTCTTTTGATGAAAAAGATGTAGAAAAGTTTATTAAAAAATTGAATAATGTAAATCCGTCTGCTTGTATTATAATTCAACCTAAAATAGATGGAATAGCAATCGCTTTACATTACAAAGACGGAGAACTTGTAAAAGGTGTTACTAGAGGTGATGGAGAATATGGAGAAGACATAACAAACAATTTAGTACAATGTATGTCTATCCCAAAACGTATACCTATTATGGATGAAGTAGAAGTACGTGGTGAAGCATATATTCCAAAACAAAAGTTTATTGAAATCAATGAAGTATTAGAGGAAGCGGGACAAAAAGTATATGCTAATCCACGCAATCTTACATCCGGAACACTCAAATCTTTAGATCCATTAGAAACTAAAAAACGTGGTGTGAAATTTATTGCGTATTATATGTCTAGTACTTCTCCCGATGTTGATCTAGATACAGAAGATAAAATGATGTTAATATTACAGCATACGTGTAATTTCTTTACACCTAATAATATTATAGATAGTAAAAAAGAAATAGATTCTATAATGACGTGTTTACGTATTATAAAAAATAATAGTAAAGATTATGAATTTGAAATTGATGGTGCTGTAATAAAAGTAAATGATAAGAAAACACAAAAAGAAATGGGTTTCACATCACACGCACCGTCTTGGGCTATAGCATTTAAATATCCACCAGAAGAGAAAGAAACACAACTATTGGATATTGAATGGAATGTAGGAAGAACAGGTAAGATTACACCTGTAGGTATTCTTACACCTGTTACAATATCCGGATCTACAGTAAGCCGGGTATCATTACATAATCAAGATTTTATAAATGGAATGAAACTTAAAATAGGATCGTATGTAATAATACATAAAGCAGCAGAAATTATTCCAGAAATAGTTTCTGTAAAAGAAAATACAGGTGATAAAGAAATTATATTTCCAACAAGATGCCCTGTATGTAATGGATGGGTTGCTAGAGCAGAAGGTGAAGCAGCACATAAATGTATGAATGCTAATTGTCCAGCACAGTTGGAAGAATCTATTAAACATCTTGTATCACGTAAGTGTTTGGATGTGCGTGGTATGGGTGATGTTGTTGTTAAGAAATGTGTAGAAAATGGTTTGATAAAGAAACGTTCTGATATTGGTACTTTGGATGTAGAAATGTTAGGTACTTGTATTGGTAGTAAAATAATAGCTGAAAAGATTATTCAAGAAATAGAAGAATCCAAAAATAGACCTTTTGAACATCTGCTAGCAGGGATGGGTATTCCAGGAATAGGTATTACTGTTTCAAAACTTCTTGTAAATAAGTTTTATGATATTGATAGTTTGAATAAAACAAGTATAGAGGATTTTAAAAAGATTGATGGTATTGGCGATATAATGGCTAATCAGTTGTATGATTATTTTCAGGATCTAGATAATATGGAAGAAATTTTATTATTTGAAAAAATGGGATGGAAAACATCTACAGAAAAGCCAGAAGAAACAAGTAATGTATTTGAAGGATTAACTTTTGTAATTACTGGTACTTTATCTAAACCTAGAGAATGGTTTGAAAAATATATTACAGATAATGGAGGCAAAGTTAGTAATGGTGTAAGTAAAAAAACTAACTATTTGATTTGTGGTGAAAATCCGGGTGGAACTAAATTCAATAAAGCAAAAGAATTAGAAATTTCCATGATTTCTGAAAGAGATATAGGTGCGTTGGAATCTGCTATTAAAGGTACATATATTTCGAGTAGAATGGCTGGATATAAGGAGTTTGATAACTAATACAATGTCTTATAGCACGGAATGGAATCAAGAAATAGAAGAAAAATGTAGACATTCGAGGGTGGATCCTATAAAATACTATAATCTATTAGAACAAGCAAAAGAAGAAACTTGTTTAAGAAATCTTCCATGGTGGAAAAAGTATGGAGGTGATAAACGTGATTCAAGAATTTAAAGGAGAATATGCTTTTTTATCTAATTTTTATCCTTCCACATTTATATTAGATGGAAAAATATATCCAACAGTAGAACATTATTTTCAAGCACAAAAAACAACAAATAAAAAAGATTTTCAATATGTGTTATCTGCTACAACACCAGGTCAAGCTAAAGCAAGAGGAAGAAAAATAAAATTAAGGGAAGATTGGGGTGATGAAAAAGTTAAAGATGATATTATGTTTTATGGTGTGTATGCTAAATTTGATCAACATAAAGATTTACAATACAAATTAATTTCTACATCTACACAAATATTAAAAGAAGGAAATAATTGGGGTGATACGTATTGGGGTGTAGATTTAAGAACAGGTATTGGTAAAAATAAATTAGGAATAATTATTATGCGATGTAGAGAACTTTTTATTGGAGGAGGAGAATTTATATGATCAATAAAACAAAATTAGATGAATTGAAAAAGAATTTGTTAGCACAAGAATATTTTGAGATTTATGATTATGATCATTTAATAGAATGTATTGAGGGGGATGTTATATGTAAAGCAAGTAGCGGTGATTGGCAAGGGGATAGTTGGTATTTGTTTAAATACAATAACATGTATGGATATTTGGTTTTTGGTTGGGGAAGTTGTAGCGGTTGTGATGCGTTACAAGGGTGTACTAATGTAGGTGATGTTGAAGAATTATTAATTCATTTGAATGATAGTATTATATGGAAAAAGGAGGAAGAAATGTTAGAATATTTCAAAACAAAAGATTGGAGTGTAGAATTCTTCTATAGTTATGGTAATATAGATCCTAATTTCAATGAATTTAAAAATGAAGTAATAGTATATTTAGAACAAGATCATGTCTAGTTTTGAAAAATATCTTCAATCGATATGTCCAATAGATATTAATTCAGATGAATTTACAAATATTATGTGGGAATGGACATCTGCTCCATTCCTTAATAAACGAGAAGTATTAAAACAACTTTCTAAATATATTCGTGCTACAAATAATAATAGAAGAATATGTTGGTGTTGTGGAATGGATGAGTTCCATCATAGATATTTTTGTGATGGAACTCATCCACTTAGTCCTGGAAAATGGGAGGAGAAAAAAAATGATGTTTGATGGACTTTACAAATTGATTATTCTTATATGTATAATTATTCCTATTCTGGTAACACAGATAGTTATAATTGGATTAAAATTATTTGAACTATTATTGATAACTTCGTGGTTTTATATATTTATTCCAACATATATTGTTATTGGTTTGTGTTTATTTCATATAGTAGCATCGAAAATTTATGGAAGAAATTAAACAAATTATTTTAAAGAAAGGTGGAAAATATATGAATAATGAAATATATTTACATTATAATAGTTATAAAACTTTACCTCATTTAAATTTCGATACAACGTGTTATATTAGAAGTCAAATATCATATCCATCGTTTAGAACAAAATATCCTTGTTTTATAGAAATACAAGTTAATAAAACAAAAATTTATTTACATTCGAATGGAATATCACATAAATCTATTTCAGATTATATTATTAAATTAACATTAATAATAGAACAATTAAATAATTTTCAAACATATATTAAAAATAATATTGATAATGAGGTGATAAATTTAAATTATCGAGAAGAATGTTCATTGTATAATAAACATATTGTCAAAAAATATAATTTAAATATGTTACCATTTACATCTTCTATTGTTTGTTATATAGGAGTAGATAAAGGTCAAAATCAACAATATAAACAATGTTTTATAGAATTTGCGGATTGTATGGCAAAGATAAAGATATCTGCTATTAGTATAGATAAACAAAGTTTACTTAATTTTATTCAAAAAATAATTTTATTGACAGATGAATTTGAAAAATTCAAAATTTATCTTATAGAAAATATAACTAAAATAGGAGGAACTATAATTGATTTGTAAAAACTGTTTCTTAAAAGTTACAATACATATTGAAAATGAAGAATGTTGTTCTACAGGATGTCATTATATGGGACCTTTAGGTAGAGGTTTTGGATGTGTTGTAAATTATTGTAATCATGGAGTAGAACCATTAGAAGATTCTGGTAAAGGATATCTTTTAAGAACAAATTTTTGTAAAAATTTAAAGGAGGAAAACTAATGCCTAAACTATTTTCTCGAGCAGAAAAAAAACCCATTTATATCGAATGTTACGAACAATATGGTGAAATTGGTTTAAGATTAGTTGATGAAAAAGGCGAACCTATTTCTAATGGAGACTTTTTGAAAATTCAAAAAGACGGAACATTATATTTGTATTATCATGTCGATAAGGAAGCAGCAAAAAAAGCAGGTTTAGATATGTTATATAATGGAAAAATTAGATTGTCTGATTAGAACGGAGGTTTTATATTGAGTAGAAATAAAACACAATATGTCATATATAGAGATCATGGGTTTTTTAATAATCCAAATGAAAAAGAAGGATTAGAAATTTTAGAAATAGCGAATACAAAAAACAAAGCATTTCAAAAAATGAAAAAGGTGAATGGTGATTCAATTTTTAGAATTCATATAACTCCTTCAAAATATTTCACTGAATTTGTTTTAGTGAAAAGATGTTGGCCATTTGAAGAAGAAAAAGAAGAATCTTTTATAATTGAGGAGGAATCTGAATGACAGTGAAAAGAACAGAAAGAGGTTGGCCTGGACATTACATTTGTGCTTCACATTGTCTTTTTAGAAGAAATACTCTTCTTCAAAAAGATGATATTAATATTATGGTATCTTCTGTAGGAAATATGTCTATAGGTCCTAATAGTGAAGGATTTGAACATATTGGAGCAAATAGAATTTATGAAACAATGGTTTTTGTAGCAACAAAACAAGGACCATATTGGGACGCGGATGTCACTAGACAAATTAGTCTAGGACTAGATTGGGGAATACCACCAGAAAATAGACCATATGATGTTGACAACGTAGCTAACGATATTCACGAAGCGCATGTAGATGAAATTATTAAACTTATGGAAAATGGTGAAATTGTAGAATATATTCCAGAAGAAGAAAAATATGAGGAGGACTAGATAATGACTTGGAACGACCTTATCGATAAACTCAATCTGCTTCCAAATTCAGCATTGAATACAGATGTAACAATTAAATTTGAAAATGAAATCTATAAAGTAGATGGTGGATTGTTTGTATCGCTAAATACAGATGTTCTTGACGCAGGGCATCCATATATTGCTATTCAAATGGAAGGAGAATTTTGATGAGTCATTTTGCTGTATTAGTTGTAACAGAAAAAGATCCTACAGAAGATGAACTTAGTATTAGTGAACTTCTATTGCCTTTTCATGAATTTGAATGTACGGGATATCAAGAATATGTTCAAACATTTGATATTACAGAAGAAGCAAAAGGGATATATACTACACAAGGATATGATTGTTTTGTAAATGCTACTAATAATACAATACACCCAATTTATGATGATATGTTTAAAAGAACTTTAACAAGAAAAGAAAAAGAAGATGCTATAAAGTATATGGAAGAAACAGGCGAAAAAGATCTCTTTTCTTATATTGAAAAGAATATTGAGTGCCAAGGAATTTCTAATATAAATGCTATAGGTAAAACAGATTTAAGAGAAAGATTGAAACATATTCGTGTAGGGTATTCAGAAAGACAAATTGCTGAAATGGGTTATTATAAAAAGTTTTCTACATATTCTGAATTTTTAACATTTGAAGATTTTGTAGAAGACTATTATGGTTTTGAAATCAATAATGTTATGACAAAAGAAGAAAAAGAAAAAGCAGGTTATTACGCAGAATATCAAAAAGATGATAAGGATGAAATAGAATTACGTGTTTTTCGTAGAACAAATCCAAACGCAAAATGGGATTGGTGGGTAGTAGGTGGAAGATGGGGTGAATATTTAGATGGACAAAATATAGTTCAGAAAAAAGATTTTAAATTTGATATAGAAAAACATAGAACATTTGCTATATTGTATAATGGGGAATGGATAGAAGAAGGTAAAATGGGTTGGTGGGCTATTGTAACAGATGGAAAAGATGATAATACTTGGAAAGAAGAATATCAAAAAATATATAATAGTATTCCAGAAGATTATTATCTAACTGTTGTTGATTGTCATATCTAAAGGAGGGATATATTTTGAATCTTGATGGTTTTAATCCACCAGTAAAAACAAATCAAGATAATTTTATTCTTATCACACAATCTGAAGCAAAAGATGTAGATGAAGATAAGATTCTTTTTGAAACAGATGATCCAGAAATGGCGCGTAGAATGTGTGCGTGTCTAAATGAATGTAAAGGAATATCTACAGAAGATTTAGAAAATGGAATTGTAAGAAAAGCTATGAAACAATATAATAGAAAAATCTAAGGAGGAATTTTATATTATGAGTAACTTTATTTATATTGGGTGGAAAATTCAAGATGCGTTTGTAAATATAAATAATGATTCCACATTTATGGAAGAATTTAGGGAATTATATGATAAAGCAAATATAGAATATAATGAAACAGATAGTTTTATTAATATGCTTTTAAATATTAATAAAATATTTACACCAGAATATTATCCAGGTATAAATATTAAAAAAATAGATTTATTTCGAGAAGATGATGAGGAATATCATTTTGGAATTATATTAAATGAAGAAATGTATTCCAAGGATATTCAAACAATTATTTTTAATATAAACGAAGCGTGTAGTATTGAAGGGCATGTATGTTTTCTTTTTAGATATTCTTTCGGTGAATGTAGATTTCGTGTTATAGATTAAGAAAGGGGATTTATTATGAAAATACGTAATGGATTTGTAAGTAACAGTTCAACAAGTAGTTTCATATGTTTTGGTTGGGATTATGAATTAGATAAAGATGCGGAAAAACTATTTTTAAAAGAATTTTATGAATATCTGGATTCTATTCATTATGAATATGATGAAAAAGATGAAACGTTTAATGACTTTTTAGAAAATAATTATTTGAGAGGTTTAGCTTATCATAAAAATTATTCAGATGAAATAACTGTCGGTGAAAGTTTAGCAGAAAGTATGTCTATTGAAGAATTGAAAGAACTTATAATTTCTTTTAATGCGAATTGTATGAATCCAAAACATATGTATCATATATTTAATAAATATTGTGGTAAACCTAATTTCGTTGTCATTGCTTATGAAGATCGATAAGGGAGGAATAAGAATTGAAAATACGTAATGGATTTGTAAGTAATAGCAGCAGTTCTTCTTTTGTAGGTATTGGTTGGAAATTTGATAATAGAGATGACTTTTTATCTTTAATAAAAGAGCATGTGACGGTTCGAGAATATGAATATATTTATGATCATTTGGGATTTATTGATGAATATATTCCAGATATGTTTGAAGCCGATAATATTGAAGATGAAGGATATTATTTGTATTTTCCACTTAGTGGTAAAATAGAAGAAACAATAGATGATTTAAATTACTTTAAAAACAATACAATCAATCATACTGTTTTACAAAAAGTTAAAGAAAAATTGGGTGAACCTATTATTGTATCTGGAGAAGTGTATTGTTAGGAGGTGATATTATTTGAAATGTCGAAATGGATTTGTTTCAAACAGCAGCAGTTGTTCTTTCATAGTAGAGTTTTCTGAATTGAATTTTTGGAAATTTAATCTAGCAAAATTTCATAAGGATGAAATTATGCGTAAGGGTGAAGAAGAAGGTTGGCATATAGATTACTACAAAGGATATCTATGTGCGACAACTACAATGACCAATTTTGATTTTGATGAATATCTTATAGAAAAATATAAGATGGGTGAACAAAACATTATTAAGATTGGTGCGCATAATGGATTCTCACATTCGATGAAAGATCTTCATGATATCATAGATCGTTATCTTTATATTTCTGAGGAGGAAAAATAATATGTATGAAAAAATCCGTTGTCCTGATTATCGTTGTTCAGTTAAAATAATTCTTGACAGACTTGGTATTCTTCCAGAATATGCTACAGATGGATCTTCTGGTATGGATCTTTTTGCTAAAGGAGATGGTATTGTAAAAGCAGGTGAAAGACATCTAGTTCCACTTGGTTTTAAAGTAGAAATACCAGATCCATTTCTAGAATTTCAAGTAAGACCTAAAAGTGGACTTGCGTTGAAACAAGGAATTACAGTTCTTAACACACCAGGCACAATTGACAGTGATTATCGTGGCGAAATGTGTGTAATATTAATCAATCATAGTAATGAAGATTTTCATTACAAGCGCAGAGATAAAATAGCACAATTAGTTCTTACTCCAATCTATAAATGTGTGTGGGACGTAACGGACGAAATTTCAGACACAGCACGTGGTGAAGGTGGTTTTGGTAGCACAGGACGGTAATTAAATTAAAGTGGCGTACAACCCGAAATAATAGGGTTGTACGCCTTATTTTAAAAGGAGGAATAATACAATGCCGTATATGTCAATTAAAGAATGGGTTGAAAAATTTAAATTGGGTGAATTTGATTATGTTGATAGAGAAATCCAATGTGAGGCAGGATGGTATGATTGGTTTTGTAAAGATTCTTCTTTAAAAAATAAAACCCAATTTCTTGGTAAAAAACTTATATCTCTTATTCCAACTAACTTATTTGATATAGAAAAAACATATGTATTCTTTAAAAACAATTGTCCTCTCGATGGAAATTTATATGATTCTTTTTCCATTTGTAATATAGAAAATGGAGATGTATTATTTTGGATTACACCTAGTAATGGACATTATGGATTTCATCATCGTAAGCCAATAGTGTGTGATAATATTAATTATCCAAGTCAAGAATTAAGATTTTCTACATGGTTGGGTGTAAAACAATATTTTCTAGAAGGAGAACTTCCTATGAGATGTGGTATAGAGGTAATTGGACGATGAATAATTCTATTGTAGAAATAGCACTTGTTGTCGTAGTATATATTACGTTGAATACGTATATTACATTCAAATACGTAAAACCGTATCTTATAGAAAGGAGAAATGAAAATGATGAATGAATATATGATATTTGGTGTTACTGTATTTATTGTTATGACATGTTATATATATTATTTTCTTCAAGTACAATGGAAAAATTTTATTGAAGATGAAGTTGAACCTATTATGTATTTAGCAAAACAAACAAATTGGTTTATAGAACCGCATATTCCTTCTTTTTATAATATTAAAGATGAAGAAATATGTTAAACCATTAAATTGTATTACACAACATAAAACATATCTTTAAGGAGTGTTGTATATGATAAGATGTTCCAACTCATATATTGAATGCGAAGAATTTTCAAATATGTTTTGTATGGAATGTCCTGTTCTTAAACACGGTTATAGTGATATAGGAAATTATACAGATCCACCAGATGATGTTGAATGTCCTGTAGATTTTGATTATACAGATACGAAATGTATTAGAAATTCTTTGTATTTGAAAATAATTGAAAATCTTAAAAAAACAGATATCCTATTGACGGAGGCATATAGATATGGAAATAAATAAAGATCAACTTTTAGGAATGGTAAAAATACACGAATGTCCAAAAAGTCAAATATCTTATATTCGTTTGATTGAAATACCTAATCCATATAGATCGCAATTTGCTGCGGATTCATATGGATCTACAAATCCACTTATTGAAAATGAAGGACCTTGTAGTTATAGTTGGGATTGGTTGAAATGGGTAGACATAAGATTTAGATACACAGAATATAAACCTAGATTTCCAGAAAAGTATCACTATATTTCTGATGATGAATGTACTCCAACATATTTTCATAAACAATTCGAAGTAAGAAATATATCAGAAAATTCTTCTTTTAATATTATTATGAAAGAAGATTATGTACATATTAAATTTAAAGATTCTTATGTTGTTTTAAATAATAATTCTGTAACACATTCCATTCTGACTTTTGAACGCATGATGGAATTGGATAAACTTTTGGATATAGCATTAGAAAATTTAAAAGAAGCAAAATATAGAATTATAAAATGTGGTTTACCGCATGAAAGCATTGAATGAACTTAAAAAGTTACCTAACATAGTAGAACGCGAAGCATATTTATATAATCTTTTGAATAACATTTCTCTATTTAACAATTATACAGATTATTGGTTTGTTGAAGAAAAAAAGAGAAAATTAATATTCAAAAATTATATTGAATATGAAATAGATAATGAAACATCAAAAGATTATTGTGTTGTATATGTTCCATTAGATAATGTAAAAGAAACATATGTATATTTAAAAAATAGACACAATACTAAAAATCCAAAATATTTTCCTATCATGGAAAGTATTAAAAAAGATATTTTATTTGCCTTAGGCGAGGAGGAATTAGTTTATGCTTAAAGATGCGAAACCAGCAATATTTGCTACAAAAGGATTTGTTATTTTCTCATTTATACTTAGTTGTATCATGATTGGAAATACGATATATATGTATATCATGGAACCTATTGATAAAACTGTTATTTGGTTATTTATTATTTGTTTGCTAACTGTATTGAATTTTGGTTATCAATATTCATATTATCTTGGGAATAAAATAATTTATAGTTTGGACGCATATATAGACGTATTAGAAAAAGATCAAAAAGAAAATGTAGCAGATATTTTTAAATTTATGAAATCGCATCAGCAGCTACTTAATATTTATAAAGAAATTGCTAATGCGGATATAGAAGAAGAAACAAAAAAAGAAAATGTGTATACTATTGTTAAACAAGCATTATCAAACTATATCGATGAGAATAGAGAAAAACTGAAAGAATATGAAAACAGATAAAAGATCATTTCGTGATAATGAGGTTAGGAAACTAACCTCATTATTTATAGAATCCAAAACAATAGGGTTTCAACGTCAAGATGATAGAGATTATATGCGGATAATGTTTAGATTAAATCCAAAAGAATTTGAACAACTTGAAAGAAGAACACACGAAAAAGTAATGGAATTTTATCGTGAAGGAGGAAAAAGTCGAAGTGATAAACAAAAAAGAAATATATCAAAAAGCAATAAACCAATGGGGAAGAAAAACACAACTACATCAAATGATGGAAGAAGCCGCTGAATTAATTGTATCTATTTCACATTATATTAGAGATAGAGAAAACGCAGTAGACAATTTAATAGAAGAAACAGCAGATGTAACAATTATGTTAGAACAGTTAGAAGAAATGTTTGGAGAAGATTTTAAAAATAAAGTAGAATGTGTAAAATTACAAAAATTGGAAAGACTACAAGAAAGGTTAGGTGGTTGTTAAATGACACATGTAGGATATTTTGATGGATGTTCAAAAAATAATCCAGGTGAATCCGGAGCAGGTGCGCTAATATATGAAGACAATGGAAATCTTGTATGGAAAGGTTATAAATATCTAGGTATTGGTACAAACAATGAAGCAGAATATCATTCTATTATTCTACTTCTTACAGCAGCAAAATTTTATCAAATAAAAGAAATAGAAGTAAGAGGAGATTCTCTTCTTGTAGTAAATCAACTTAGTGGTGTATGGAAAACAAAAGAACCTAGAATCAAAGCATTGAAAGAAGAAGTTTTTAAAATTATGAATGGAATGAAAGTAACATTCAAATGGATACCTAGAGAAGAAAATAAAAACGCGGATAAACTTTCTAATTATGCTGTGAATACAAAGGAGATGAAAGTGTAATGACAGGTAGAGATGTAGTACAATTTTTTCAGAGATATCCAGAGTGTTTAGATAGAAAAGTGGAATGTATTACACCACCACATGTTATGATTTTTTTATCAGTCGAAGATGTTTTTCTAATAGAAGGTTGTGCTGTATTTAAAACAGAAGGGAATATTAAAGAAGATGTATGATGTGCGGGTAGAAAATTACACACTTAGTTCTCAAAAATATATTGGAACATATCAAGAAGGTGCTTCAAAAGAAGAAATGGAAAGTGATTTTAGAGGTTCCTGGGGTGGATATTGGGTGAAGTTTGAAAATGGAGAATTTGAATATATTTCTTACACGGGGGATTGATTATTATGAAACTTAGAATGGGTTGGGTATCAAACAGTAGTTCATGTTCTTTCTATATTACTAATACGTCAATGAAAACAAAAAATATGAAAGAATTTGCGGAAGAAACAAAATATTTGGTTGATAAATATAATGAAAGATATTATTGGAATCCGGTGACTGTAGAAGATTATCTAGAAGCAGCAGAATCTGAATATAACTATGTATGGAAACCTCAAGAAAAATTAATTTGTGTATTTGGAGACGAGCATTATAACGCGATGGGAATGGTTTTAGATTATATGCTTCGTGATTGTGAAGATGATGAAACAGAAAATTTTTGTTGGAGTCTTAAAAAAATTTTAAGGTGAAAAAGAAAGGTGGAATTATTATGAAGGATAAAGAATTGATTGTAGTAGAAGTATCCAACACACCTGAAGCAAATATTGATTTTGCTAATTTGACAAATTACACAATTGAATGTATTAAAACAGGTTCTAAACATCAAATGTCTGAAAAAGTGAATGAAATAGAATACAAATTAAAGACATTGAATGAACTAGCGTTTGATACTGCGGAATATGCGGAGGAACATATTAAAGAGTTGACAGAACTTATACGAGAATTGAATGTAAATTTTGCTATGTATGTAAATTGTAGGACTCATTTGATTTTGAATTCTAAAAACTAGAGGAGGTTTTTTTATGAAGAATGTAAAAACGTATAAGTCTGAAACATATAACTATATCTTTAATAAGGATAATGGATTCTTTGCTAGATGGGGGAAGACAATGGATGATGATCCTGTTATGTCTCCCATTGGTCCAGAAATTGCTGATATTGAAGTATCTACAATTTGTACTGGACCTTTTGGAAAACGTTGTTCTATGTGTTATAAAAATGGAACAGCACATAATGAAAATATGAATATTGATACGTTTACACGTCTTCTAGAAAAACTAAATCAAACAAAAAACCTTACACAGATTGCTTTTGGTATAGGTGATATAGATGCTAATAAAGATCTTATTCCTATGTTTAAACATTGTAGAGATAATGGTGTTGTACCAAATCTTACAGTAAACGGAGCACGTTTGGATAATGTGTTTGAAGATAAAACATACGCTGAACATATTGCTTCTCTTTGTGGAGCAGTAGCAGTAAGTCATTATGATGATGATCTATGTTTTAATGCTGTTAAAAAGTTTACAGATCTTGGAATGACACAGGTAAATATCCATAAAGTTCTATCTGAAGAATCCATAGATGATTGTATGCGTCTACTCAAACTTAGACAAACAGAAGAGCGTTTGTCTAAACTTAATGCTATTGTATTTCTACTCTATAAACCTAAGAGTGGAAATGCTATGACTCCATTGAAAGATTTATTTAAGTATCAAGAACTTATCAACTACGCTATTGATAATAATATTGCTATAGGTTTTGATAGCTGTGGTGCGAATAAGTTTATTGATGCTACAAAAGATAAGCCTAATGCTAAACAGTATGAACAAATGGCAGAACCTTGTGAAAGCGGATTGTTTTCTATCTATATTAATGTTCATGGATATTTTTATCCGTGTTCATTTTCTGAAGATATTGGTGAATGGAAAGTTGGAATAAATGTAGTAAATTGTAATAATTTTCTAGAAGATGTTTGGTTTAATCCAAAAGTAACAGAATGGAGAGCCAAACTACTAAATAATAATAGAAGTTGTCCAATCTATAACGTTTAAGTTATTTTTCTAGGTGCTATCTGATATAGGTAGCACCTATATTTTATTTTGGAGGGAATAATAATGCTAACACCATTCGGTAAAGCATTAAGAAAATTAAGATTGGATCTAGACATATCATTAAAAGATATGGCAGAAAAATTAAATGTATCTTCTTCATTTCTATCTGCTGTAGAAACAGGAAAGAAAAAAATACCTCAGAATTTTTTAGAAAAAATAATAACTAATTATAAATTACCAAGAAAAAATGTTTGGGAATTATCCGATGCCAAATATGAATCAGAATTAACTTTCATTATTACAGCAAGAAATGTTTTAGAAAAAAAGTTAATAATCAAGTATATTGAATATTTGAATCATATTTCAGATCAAGAAAAACAAGAAGAATTAGAAAAAACAACAAAAAAAGAAGCAGTGAAATTATTAGGCTTTGACGAAATTAATGATTCTAAAGAATGGAATGATATTGAACGACGTGTTATAAACAAATTAAGTAAAAAAACAGGAGGAAACATATATGACAAATCAAGAATTGATTGATGAATTGAGACGTTTAAATACAATATATATAGATCATGACGAGAATTTTTGTGCGAGAGAACATAACAGACGTTTATACATTGATATGTCTATAGATGAGCTTGAAGAGAATTTAAAAAAATAGAAAGGTGTGTTATTTATGACAGTGTATACAAAACATAAAAATACAATGTGTAATATGTTTCAAATTGCTGAAAATATTTTAAAAGATTTGTATTTAGTAACAACAGAAAGTTTTGAAAAAATAACAAGTGTTCATTTCTATATTGATAATATAATAGATTCAATACCACCAAAAAAGATGATTGAAATAGAATATAAAATAAAAAATGAAATATCCCCATATCATAATAAACTAGTAGAAGAAGATTTTGATATTGATCTAAATATTTTATTTGATAAAAAATTTCCAGAAAATTGGTTTGATATTGAACGTTTACGTGAAGCAAAAAGAAAAGAACGAGAAAAAGAAGAAAAAGAAGCTTATGAACAATATCTTAAATTGAGAGAACGATTTGAAAAATGAAATATATTCTAAGGAGGAACGTGTGATGGGTGCTAGAGCCAATATTATTGTGAACACAGAAATTTGTTTATATTCACATTGGGATGGTGAAAATTTAGCTATTATTTTACAAGATGCTTTAGATAGAGGCAAAGAACGTTGGAATGATGCTCCATATCTTACAAGAATTATATTTTGTGAAATGATTAAAGATAATGTAATGTCTACTACAGGATATGGTATTTCTACACATATTGAAGATAATGATTATCCTTTTATTTGGGTGGATATAGATACAAATACTGTTTATATAAGTGATCAAAAATTTTCATTTGAAGAATATGTGAATATGTCAAAAGATTTAATTTCAAATCTTATGCTTCAACAAACATCAGATCATAATTATGTATGTGATTTAAAAGAACAAAGACAAAAATCTATTCAACAAAATTAATTTTTAAAGGATGTGATTGTTTTTGTTATGTTTTAAAAAATATGGAATATTGCGAAACGTAACAGCAGATAATAATTTCACTTTTTGTGGATTTGTATCTTATACAGATTTAAATTACATGTGTCCTACAGGATTTAAAAATATGGGCGTGATATCCCCAGATTTTATTACATCAGATGATAAAAATTTTCTTTTATCTATGTGTCAAGAAAATATTAATATGTCTTTTAAAGATATTGTCGTCGAAGTTAGAGATTATTTATTTTCTATGATATTAAAAGGATGTCATAAACCTTTAATATATTTAGAAAATGTAGAAGTAGAACAATGGGCGTTTGCTTGGTGTTGGTTAAGTTCATATCAAAATAAAAATAATATGTTGTATAGTAATAACGATACAATGGACGAAGAGCTAAATCCTTTTTCTTATATTGAAACTATAATTAAGAAAAAATTTTAAAGGAGGAATATTAGAAATGAATATTACACAAAATTTTGATACAAATTTTTCTGAACTTGAAAATTTGATTATGAATATGTCTGGTGGACTTTTACCTGAATATTTAAATGAAGCTGAAGTAGCATTACTTCAAGAAAAATATGGTGAAAATTGGTTTGAAAAAATGGGTTATACAGAACCCAAATATAAGAAGCCTACGTTTGAAAAAATAAATGAAAAATGAAATAGTTTTTTTGAAACAGAGGCAATGTTGAACGCAGTTAAAACTGCTCAAAAGAATAAATATGTATCATCTAATATAGAATTTGTTATTATATTAGATGATACGTATTTTAAAAAAAGTATGATAACTAAAAAGGAGGAATAAAAATAATGAATAATGATAATGATCTTATAACTGCTATAATATTTTTTATTTCGATGAGCACTGTACTAAACATGGTATTATATTCTAGTTTAAAACATATAATAACAAAAATAACATATATAAGTGAAAAAGAAGATTTATATTATCAAGAAGAATTGATGAAAAAAATAAATTCATTAAACGAAAAAATAGAAAAATTGTTAGAAATTGAAATAAATAATAATTATTCTAAGAAAGAGAGTGATTAAAAATGTCAACAACAAAAGAAGATATTAAAGAATGGTTTGAATATGGTGTGAAAAAAAATAAAAAAATCATGATCATTTGGTGTGATACATTTGAATGGAGTGATGCGCCGGAATATTATGATACAAAAGAAGCAGCACTAAAAGAAAAAAATCGTCCAAAACCTATGGAAAAATATATGGAATCATATGATCTTACACAAGATATGGAAAGTCAAATAAATAAATTTCGGAATCATGTAATTTAAAAAATGAAAACTAAAACAACATGGTTGTTTAAGTATTGGATTCATATGTATAGTTGTACATCGTATGCTGAACGTAAATATTTCTCTACTAAGAAAAAAATGTTAAAATTTATTAAGAATTTGGATTGGTCCACTATAAATGGGCATATAATTAAAAAAAGTAAATATATGGTAGTATCAAAAAAATTAACAGATTTTTATTATGATGAATTTTGTGTAACTACAAAAGGAAAAATAAAATGTTTTTGGAATATGAAATCATCTGAAAAAGAATTAGAATCTAGTGATATAGATTCTATATTAAAATTAAGAAAGATGGGTTTTCTTTCATGAAAACTAAAACAACTTGGTTGTTTAAGTATTGGTGGAAAGATAATAATTATGGTGAAAAATATTTTTCAACAAAAAAACAAATGATGAAATTTATTTTCTCACTAGATTGGGATTTAATAGAAACACATTTGATTAAGAAAGTTCGTTTCATGTCTGTGGCTAAGAAAGGAACAATATCATATCAAGAACTTCTTGTAACATCCAAGAATAAAATTTCTGAATGGTTAGAACCATTACAAAAAGTTAAGAGGAGGAATTAGAATGAAAATACGGAATGGATTTGTAAGTAACAGTAGCAGCAGTTCTTTCTTAGTATTTAACGCACCTACTATTACAAACATGTCAGAACTTGTAAATTATTTAAAGTTTGAACCTAACGCAGAAACAAGAAGAGACTTTGATCACATGCTTTCTTTGTTTCAAAGAAAACAAAAATTAACAAAGAAAGATATTATAGATTTACTAGCTAAAGCATTAGAAGATGGAAATGTTCCTTTCTTTGATAAATTATTTAAAGAAACAATGGACGAAGAATATAATTCATCTGTTAGTCAGTTCATGGTTCACAACTATTATAATATATTTGATACAGAAGAGTTTGATAAATTTCATGATACGTTATTGAGTCCTGTTGTAAGAAATTTTGTAAACTATATGTGGATGTTTAATCCCATGACTATTTTAGAAATATGTAATACAGAAAAAGATTATACAGAAAAAAACAGAAAAATAAATCGTATCAAATGGGATCGTAAATATAAAGCGAGAACACAAATTTATAAGACGTTAGCAGAAAACATTTATGAAAAACTTAAAGAAGAAAAACTATTAGAATCATTTATTCTTTTTGAAGTAGAGGATGATTGTTATCCTGAAATCGAACAAGGTTATTATTTTCAAAAAGTAGATAATATTGTGAGTATTTCTAATCATTAAAAAGGAGGAATATGTAATGGATATTTGGAGAGAAAACAAAAAACAAAAATTCACATGGAAAGAACGTGCGCAGCATTTGGAAATGATGCTAGCAAATTTGGAGTTGACTAAAATTCCCATTCTTCCAGAATATGTTTGCTTTTTTAATATTTCTGAAAATGAAGTACAAAAAATAAGATTAAGATCCTTCAAAAAAGCAAAAGACACATACGCAAAAGAAATTAAACTTATTAAAAAGAATATGCGTATTCTTAATCCGTTTGATCCTGGTGATGTCAATATCAGAATAGATTTTCAAATAAGATTAGCACAACAAAGAAAAAGACAAAGACTATGTCATATATTATATTGTATTATTAAAGGTAGAACGCTAGAACAAATCGAACTAACAGCAAAGCATAAACTAGATTTAAAAAAAATGAAAGAAATAGTCGATATGTTTGGTTTGTATAGATTTGATAATATTAAGAAGTTTCTAAAAACTTTAGAGGATGAATAATAATGAAAGAAAGAAAAGAAATATATATTGCGTTGTCTATCATTTCTGTTAGCATTATTATTGGTAGTTTCTTATTGTGGTTTAAAGTTACTACCTATATGGATATGGGATTAAGTTTTTGGCGTGCGTTATTTATGGCTATGACAAGATAAAGGAGGAAATAATATGTTATATAATAATAATTTGAATATAGTTAATAGTATATCTTTATTTGGTTGGACATACGAACAAGAAGAACTTGTTGAACATATGATGAAAAGAATATTAATATTACCAAATTCAACACAATTGATTAAAAAAGTTAGACAACATGTTTCAGATCCTAAAGCATATAATAGTTGGATAGTAACATGTGGAAACATATTTTCTGTGGAAATATATAAAACATTATTACACACATTAGAAGAATCAAAAGAAAATTCTCAAATTCAATCTAAATTCAGCAAATGGATAAGTATTCTTTATTCTACGAAATATGTTGCTACAGATGTTTTTAAAATAGAATATATAGAAAAATTAGAAAAATATTGTAAAACATATATTTACGACAATATGATATATGATGAAAAAGCATTAAATAAATTTCAATTCAATCCAGATAATGTTATGAATCAAATTATTTGGGATAAAAGTCTTTGGTCCATAGACTTACTTGAAAGAAGATTGTTTGAACTTATTTTCAAAAAAATAATAGATAAAAAAGTTCTTAGAGATGCGTTAAAATATGTTCAATCAAATATAAAAAGATTTGATTTAGATACAACTGGTTATGAAACACTTAAAGAAATTGCGGAAGAAATACTTTTTGTAATTGAAGACGCAGGAATTGAATCAAATCCAAAACTTGTGAATTCTGATTGAGGAGGTATTATTTTGAAAATTCGAAATGGGTTTGTATCAAATAGTAGCAGTAGTAGTTTTATGATTCATATGACAAAATTAATGTCTAATAAATTTAATAAGATGTTTATTAAAAATACAACATATCCTCGAATGACATATGAATCTCTATATATAATAACAAATGAACAAAAATTACTTCAATATTTCAAAACAAGATTTTTTGATAATCTTTTAGTTAAAAAATTTAAACTATGTGAAGTATCAAATGAACTTGAATTTGAACCTTTGGATGAAAAAAAATTTCGTAAAATTATTACAGAAAATATATCTTATTATGAAGAACAAGTAGAAGAATACAAAAAATATTTATATGAATGTTCTATTGAAAAAATAAAAGATGAAGAAGAAAAGAAATATCAAGAAGAAAGTATTACTATGTACAAACAAATGATTTCAAAATACGAACAATTCGTTTTAAGAGATAAACAAATAAGGGATAAAGGTCCTATAGAATATTTAAAAGTAGAGGAATGTAAAAAGGTACAGAATGAATTTCATTCTATGTTAAAATTACTTAAGACACAAGATATTTGGTTTATTAATTTTAGAAGGGATGGTGAAGCTCCAGAATCTGATTTTGAAGATTACTTAGCAAAATTATCAGAAACAGAATTTGTGGAGTATATGAAAACAAAATATAAAATCAATATCAAGAAAATTGAAAAAGAAAATATGTGAAGGAGGAATAATTATGAAAAAATGTAAACTATGCGGTAAGATTCTTGAACACGAATCAGAATATATTATGTATGGTGAAAATCTAGATTATTTTCTTTGTACAGAATGTTATGAAAAACAAAAACTATATCAGAAAATAAATCATATGGTAAAAAAATGAATAAATTTAATTTACGTGATAGAGTATATACAAGATTTACAAAAGTTGAAATGATGGGTCACGTAGATGAAATAATATCAAATAAAGATACATATATGTATTGGATTAAATTTCAAGATGATGTTGGTAATATAACAAAAAAACTTTTTCAAGAACACGAATTATTGAAATGTAGACGAAAGAGAAAAGAACAAAATGCGGATGTGGATGTGTGATCCTAAGATTCTTTGTAGACAACATCTCTTAGGAGAATATAGAGAATTATTCACATTAGTTGGAACAATCAACGCTAAGAAAAATTTAGATGGATATATCAAAAACAATTGTCTTGAACTCACATCTTTGGAGTCTAGGTATATTGAATTAAAGAACGAAATGCTTCGAAGAGGATATAAACCAGTAAAGCAATTCATCCTTCCAAATTTTTCATATCTAGATGAATCTATTATTAATTATAAAATAGATAAAGAGTCATCCTTGAAAGATTTGTTAAATCGTTGTATACTATGTAATATAAGATATAATTTTTTAAAACAAAAGGAGGATTCGGATGGCACAAAATATTAACTTCTTACAAGAATTTATAAATATTGTATTAGAATATTTATCGAATCCAATCATACAAGCAAATATACAACAAATACCTCATTTAAAAGAACAATTGGAACAAAAAATAATAACAACAGAACTAGCAGAATGTATGACTGCTTTGAATTCTACAACACAAAAAGCTATTAGTGTTTTATCATTATTGGAAAAAGAATCAACTAAACCTACAGTAAATTGAGGAGGGTTTTATCATGAGTACAAAAAATCCAAGTTCCGCAGTGGAATGGCTTCGTGAAGAGGATGGACAAATTAAAGAAGAAAAGAAACAAAGAGGTAGACCTAAAAGACTTACAGAAATTCCACATCATCCTACAACAGATTCATTAGATAGACTTACAGAATCTACGGAATTTGAAGACGAGGAGAAAGTTAATGAAAATTAGAAATGGGTTTATAAGCAACAGCAGTAGTAGTTCTTTTGTAATTCATAAGTCTGAACTTGGTGATGGTCCATGGGCATATCTTCAAAATTATCTTACAGAATATATTGATAAAAACGAAATAGGTCCATATGATCAATGGGGTGATAGTGGATATACATTTTTTATACAAAATAATTATTTATTCATAGAATTAAACCACGCACCGGATGAAGTAAAAAATACAGTAAAAAGATTTATTAATAATAAAAATTCTTTACATATGGAAGGCTGAGGAGGATATTGAATGTTTAAAGGAGAAAAAGTATTTCCTAATCAAAAATATTCCGTCACTAAAAAAGGAAATAGTGTTTTTCTCAAAAGAGATCATCTAGATAATCATATCCCAAATAATCAAAAAATTATATTTACAGGTCCTTCTTTTGATAGAAACGAATTAGAAACTATTAAAACAGTTAAAGTAGCAGAAATGATTGCTAATGTAATTGCGTTAAAAAAGAAACATATAGACGTTCAAGATGAATGGGATGTATTCATTAACGGTGATGATGGTTATTCTTGTGATACAGCACTTCCTTATGAACTACGTTTACATAGAGCATATAAATTTATTCAAAATAATTTAAACGAAATACCTAATACACCGTATTAAGGAGGTGCTATACAATGGGTGGAAAATCTGTTGCGGAATTAATACGAACAGAAAATGAACCACAAATTTGTCATTGTCCTTTATGTGGTGAACAATACGAAACATTTATATACACAGGCAAACTAGTATGTAATAAATGCTATGTGAGAGTTCAAAATCATCAAATTAAATTCGGTAGATTAAAATAAATAAAAACAAACAGCCTATTTTTTGGGCTGTTTGTTTTTATATTTAAAGGAGGGATTCAATGAAAATTAAATCCAAGAATCATGGAATTTTAATTGGTTATGGTATGTTAATTCCAAAACCGAAAGAAATTTCAACACGTTGGAATAAGATGTTAGAGCAAATAAAGAAAAGAAAAACAGAATTAACTATTGCTATTGAAGAAAATTGTGTAGATCATATTTTCATATATGATACAACTACAAGTATTTTAATTCAGAATATATTATCTTGGTATCCAACAAAGTTACAAATAACAATACCTGACTCAAATGTATTATTTGATTTCTTAATGTCTTTTGAAATTCAACCTGTGTTAGATACATATTTAATTCATATTTGGCGTTAGTGAAAGTTGTTGACCGTGAACTACCAACCGATTTAGCGGTTGGCTTCCTGCTTCAATGACAGCACTTATTTCTAATTCGTAAGAATTAGAAACAGCGGTGCGTGTCTCCACAGGCGTTAAGATTTCGGTAGTTCCTACCGTATCGTTCCTTGAAAAGATTTTTGCTTTCGCAAATTTTAATTATCACTCAAAACCACAAATCTTAGACGAATCCGAAATTAGGGTCGGTGATATCATAAGAATCCTTTCAAAGCAAACGTTATGGCGCGATTCATCCTAACGCTAAATCGGTAGGCTTTCTCGCGCTGTCTTTATAATTTTTCTATTGTGTTTTATGTTCTACACATAGAAAGGAGGTCAGTTGTATGTTGTTGAGTTTTGTCCTGTGTAATATGTTGTGCTCAAATAGAAACAGTTGTGAGCGTTGTAAGGACAAAACACATTGTTGTTGTTTGTTGTTTGTTGTAATTGGCGCCTAAAGCAAATAAAACAAATAATGCGGGGACTGGCCAGCTGCCTTCGGGCAGTTGTCCCCGCATTATTTGTTGGGCTGTCATGAAACACAATCAGATATTTTTACATTAGCTTTTTTAAATAATGGTTTCCAAGATTCAAATTTAAAATGATCTTTTGCACCTAACCAATTATCTTTTGTTAACCATTTACGAAATCTAATTTTTTCATTAATAACATCTAATCTTTTAAAAGATTTAAAAAAAACTAATGTTTCTATACTTTCTTTTTCTGTATTAACACAATGAACACATATTTCATAATATTTTTTTCGAGGTTTAACACGCAAGAAAATTCGTAATACTTGTTCTGATGCTACTGTATATTTTTCATCATAAGATGTAATCCATCTATTATCAAAATCTGTAGAATTATCATCAATATCTTCAAAAAATTCTTGCATATTACACCTCCATAGAAAAAATATAGACACCCTTTTTGGGTGTCTATATTTAAAATAAAATATTAAATTAATAAGCAGAACCTACGGAAATACGTCTCCAGTTTGCATCACTCGCAAGATTTTGATCAATAGCAATATATAGATTTGAACTATCGACAAAATATACACCTGCTTTAGGAACACATGTTCCATTCACACCATCTTCAAGTTTTGTTTTAGCAACAGCAACAAGAGCAGCACTTGTTCCAGCAGAAGCAACAACAAGAAGTTTTGCTTGAGCATGAGCATTTAAAGCAGTTACTAAATCACTACCCGTTGTAGTAACATCAGTACCATCATGTGCAGCAGTTACCACAATTTCATAACCATTAACTTGAATAGATAGTTCAGCAGTATCTTCCGGCGCAACAACTGTTAAAGAAATATTATTTCCAACTAAACCCTTTGTTTTTGCTGTTAGTTTGAAACTTGTAAAATCTTTACTAGCTGCTACAGCATTTACAGGAGCAACAGCAAGAAGATTTGTATTAAATGTTTCAATTGCTTCTCCAAACGCTTTTAAAGACGCAGAATCTGGATGAATATTTGTTTTAATAAATTGAGAATTGATTTTTGGCTGAGTCATAATAAACACTCCTTCTTTAAATTAACTTATGAATAAGAATATAGAGAAAGTGTAAGTTCTTTCTCTTTTTCAGAATATCCAACATAAAATTCGGATGCAGTTTGTGTTAATTTTCCATGTTCATCCGCATACCAATTTCCATTACTATCAATAATATCACAACCTTTAAGTTGGCCTTCGTATATTACTCTACCAATATGATCATCTTCATTTACATGGTAAGCAATACCCCAATTAAAATCTACAGATTTATGATCTTCTAATGTTCCATTTATTTTTTTCCATAGATTATCTTTAAACCAGACAACATCATAATCTACTACATCTGTATCAAAAAGACAATTTTGTAAAATAACATCTGTATTGGGCATTAATAATTTTGTTTTATCTAATATCATAATCAAATCACCTCTTTTTGTTATACAGATATAAATAATAGATTACTATCTACAATAAATATTTCATCGTGTTTTTTAACTTTTTGTAACAAATCTAATGATTCTTCTGTTGGACAAATCCATTTATTCCATGTAGTTATAAAATATGATTGTGGTGGTGTAGTATCTTCTGTTACACCTAATATTTCAATAGTCCAACCTGCTTTTCTTGCTAAATCTATTTCTTCTTGAGTTAAGCCATCAATAGGAACAGGAGTTCTTACGTTATATCCAAATAAATTAAATAACGACATTTCATTTGATATATATACATCAAATCTCATATTCAAACTTGTTTATTTTGTAATAAACAAGTCACACACCTCCATTCTATTTCATATCTTTATTTGTCCATTCAAATCCTTCTTTAAGTTTTTCTTCTTTCAAAAATATATGATATGTTGATATTGATGAAGAAAATATATCTTCTCCTACTATAATTTGTTCTGTTTCTTCTTCGGATAAAACCATATTATAAGATTTACAATCTAAATATTTTTCAATATTTTCTTTTATTTGTGCTTCATCATCTATATCTAAATAAAATTCTGTAATATTATTTTTATTTTTTAAAATTTTGTATGGTTGACTTTCTTTAAAAAACATCAATTTTGTTTTATATTGTATTTCGTGTTCTTCTAAATCATTACTTTTTTCAAATTTATTTTTTGCTTTTTCATCGTCGATTTTTATTAACAACCATTGATCTTTTTTCATACGAAGTAAATTATAATAACCTTTTACTTTTTCACCTATTAATTGAAACGCAATATATGAATCTCTCCAAACATATACTATACATGTACCTTTATCATATATATTAACTTTACCTTTTCCATAACCATGTGGAATAATACCACTATACGTCATCCATTCTAATGGATGATCTTCTGTCCTAACAGCAAGTATTTTTTCTTTTTCCTTTGGTAATTTTGCTTTAGGTATAGCCCAAGATGGAGCAACATTACCTTTTTGAATTCTTAAATCAAAATGAAACGAAGTAGCATAATGTTCTTGAATCACAAATTGCGTAGTGAATGGATAGGAACCATATTGTGTTTTTAATTCGTTAATAATATTATTCATTTTTTAGTCACCTTCATCATACATCTACTACTATTTGTTCTATTTTGATTCATTTTCAAACTAGTTTCTAATGTCTTACATTGAACTACACCGGATGTAACATCACATACTTTTTGAATAGCATTTTGAAATTCTGTAGATACTTGAGCAGCAGATGGTATTTTTGATAAAACAAAATTATTTAATTGTTGCATTTCAGATACAACATCAATTTTATTTAATTCTGAAGTCAAGGCATCTGCTGTTCTATGTAATGTTTCTTGTAAAGGTTTAGACAAACGCAATACACCATCTAAAGCAGGACTTACTTTTGTTATTGTATTTACTACACCATTCAATACATTATCAAATCCTGTTTTACCTTGTTGTATTAAATTTGTCAATTGTATAGGAACAGATTTAACAGCATTTGTTACTAAATTTAATGAATTTGATAAATCTATCTTACTCACATCTATAGATGTTAAAATATCTGTAAAAGATCCTGTAACCGCATTTGATAAACCACCTAATAAATTATTAGGTATTTGTAAATTACCTAATATACCATTAGTCATATTGGATAAATTACCATTACCAAATATACCACTTAAACCACCAGCACCGCCTTGTAGACTAGACATAAGAGATCCATGTAAACCTACACCCCAATTTGTTAATGCTTTTCCAAATGGATCTGTATCTATACCTTTAATATCCAAATCAAACATAGATGAATTTAAATCCAAATTCAAATCCAAACCATTTAATAAACCATTTAAATTTAGATCTCCAACAATATCTGTTATAGGTAAATCCATTAAATTAAAATTACCTAAATCAGGTAATTTAAAATTACCTAAACCTAAACTATTCATGTTAAGATTTACCATATTTGTTCCTATATTAGTTCCAATTGCTTTTCCTATATCCATATTACCAAAATCAATACCTACACTACTTCCCATTAAACCTGCTTTTTGAATTGGACTATCTGTAGGTAGTATACCTTTTGTTATGCTATCTGATTCTCTACCTTGCTTACGATCACCAAATTCATTTTTCCAAACAGCTTCATTTGCTACTTTTTTCTTAGGTTTCTTTCTTAAATTATCTAAAAATTTATCTTTTGTAGGCATTTCTTTATTAAGTTGTACTCCACCTTGAACCATAACATTATATAAATTTGATATAGAAAAACTAATTTGAATATGTCTTGGTATTCCTTTTAAATTTAATGTAGATAATGGAATATTCCATGTTAAATTATTGATACCTGCTAGTTCATATTCAAATACATTAGGTAAATGTGCATAAATATAAGGTGGTTCTATATAAGACATTACATCCCCACCTTTTGGTAAACTAAGAGATAAAAATGCAGATAATGGATCTATAATTTGTTGAATATATACTTTATCATCTGGATCTGTAGCAAATGTTCTTAAATGAACTGTAAATGATTGCGTCATTCCTGTACCTGAATTTTGCCAAATATTAGGAAAGTCGGATCTTGCTCCTAATAACATAGCACGCAATACATCATTACCTATACCATTTATTTGTCTTAATATTGGATGTGCTTCTATATTTTTTGAAATACCATGAGATATAGATTCTAACATTTTATCCATACCCGTTTGAACTGTTTGTCCCGCGTATCTCATAGCATCACCTAAAGGACCACCCATTACATGACTTAATTGTCTTATATCTCCCATAGGACCAAAAGTCATAAGATCTTGTAATTCTTTAGTAATAGCTGAAGGTTTATATTCATTACTATGTGTAAAACTTATTTGTGTATCATTAGGCATTACAGCTATTTGATATTGTATACCAACTTTTTCCGCAATATATGGAAATATACCATCGGATTCTTTTAATTCAAATATCATAGGTTCTATTGTTAAAATAGGAAATTCTGATTCCATTTGATCCTGTATATTAAAATCAACACCAGCATATTGATCTACTGTATAACCTGGTGGTAAACCTATAATAGAATCTAAAACAGGAAAATCTGATTTATCAAATGATACTTTTGCTTGTTTTTCATCTGACATAAGATTTTCTTCTTTTGGTGTAGGTTTAACTTCAGGTTTTTTTACAGGAGCTTTAGGTTCTGCAGGTACAGTCGATACATCTTCTGCGTCTATTTTTTCTTTTTCTATTGCTTTTTTAAGTTCTTCTTGTTTTTTTTCTTCTATTGCTTTTTTTTGTTCTTCTGCTATTACATAAGCATCTTGTCTTGGGTTATACGGCATAACAGGAGGTATGGGCGATGTAGGATCTACAACTTTTTTTAATTCATCATCTGTTAATGTTTGAATAACACGTGGATCTTTTCCACCTAAATATTGATAACCTATAGTTCTAGACATTTCTAAACCCACCCTCCTGCCATACCTAATGATTTTTCAAATATATTTTTAGCAAAAGGATCTCCTTCACCACCAAGTATGGTTGTTGATGTAGACGGAGCATTTACTGCGGTTGTATTTCCCACAACCATTTGTCCAACTACTTGTCCTATTATATTTGTTGATTGTGAACCATCATCTAATGCATTAATGGAAGCAACAACAGGTAAATTTGTCATTCTTTCAACATAATATTTACTATTATAATTAGAACCATTAATTAAACCTTTAGATGTATAAGAATAATCATATCCACCACCAACACCATCTGCTTTTGGTTGTTCTGGTTCTGCACTACGCGATAACATACTTTTTTGCCAAGGTATTGGAGATCGTTGATCTCCACGTTGTATTATTTTTCGACCAGGAGCAGTTTCTATATGTACATGTGCTCCTGTTCCTATTCCTGTATTTCCTGTTAATGCTAATAAATCCCCTTCTTTTATTTTTTGACCTGCTTTAACATTAAATTTACTTAAATGTGCATAACGTAATGTATGTCCTAAACTAGGATAATATACATCTAATGTATTACCATAACCATGTAAATAATGTGTTAATAATATATCACCATCACCTAAAGATGTTATCGGTGTACCTATAGGTGTATTTAAATCTATACCACGATGCATTCTAGGCTCTTTTTCATATGATAATTTACGCATACCGAAATCAGAATTAAGTTTATAAACTTTAGGTAAACCCCAAGTTAATAATGAACCCGAAATAGGTAACTTATTACCTGCTTCTGCTGGTTGTATTATGTTCTTATCTGTCATCCATTGTTGTACACTATTAACACTAGCTGCTTGAAGTTGATTAGAATACATACCAGGTGTTTGTAAATAATGTGAAAATGTTTCTGCTTTTGAAAAATTACTATTAGGTGTTTCTACTTTATTTAAATCATATATATTAAATCCATATGTTTTATCTTTCGATTCACCTAATAATTGTGCTTTTTTAATTGTATCTCCTACTTTAAGATCTACTTTTTCTAATTGAGAATAAAAGAATACAGCATCATGTGCTGGATAATGTATACCTAAGCGTGTTCCTTCTCCAGAAGAGTTATCTACAAAAACAACTTTACCTTCACCTAAACCCATTACTTTTTGTTTATTTTCAAAAGTATATTGATTTAAGCCGTGTGGATTAGTATGTTCCCCACCTTTTAGTCTTCTAGCATCTTCAAGTTCTTTAGCAGATGTTGTTTTTACAGTATCTTGATCTAATAATCTTTCAGCATATTCTTTAAATGTTGTAGCACCTTCCAACATTCTTGTTCCTGCAACATCTGTTTTAGACGCAGCATCTTTTAATCCACCTAATACACCTTTATCTTTTGCTTGATTTAATAAACCAGCAATATCCGTCCAACCTTTATCTTCTGCATATGCAGCAGCAGTAGTAAATATATCTAAAGCACCTGCTTCACCAAATAAACCAGACATAAATGCTCCAGTTGTATTAGCAAGACCACCTAATAATTTACTACCACCTTCTACAGTAACATCCCAAACACCAGATAATACTTCTGCTATTCCTTTTAATGCTTTACCTATTGTTCTTGCAGTGTTCAACATATCATCTGAAAACGCGCCACCTGTAAAATAATCTGTAAAAGATTTAGTCCATTGTTCTATACGTTCTATAATACTTTGTGTTTCACTTTTTTCATTTTCTGCTGCTTCCGCTGCTTCTTTTTCAGCTGCTTCTTTCTCTTTATTTGCATCTATTACATCTCTAGCAGAAGAAGTAATTCCATTCAAAGCATCTCTAGCTTCTTGTAATTCTTTACTATAATCCGCAACCCAATCCAACATAGAATACCAAGCTACTCTTATAGATGCGCCTAACCACGAAAAAAGAGAAGCAAACATTTTATATATGCCTACGGCTATACCACCTAATATTTTTAAAATAAATCCAGGACCCTTTGTAACAATATTTGTAAAACCAGTTATAATAAAAGATGTTAACCAATCAAATAAAGATGTAACAAATTCTCCTACACCTTTACCTTCATTTTCTTTTTTACTAGACCATTTAGTAAACATATTACCTATTGCACTTGTAACCATAGATAATATAGAATAAATAAACGTTACAGTACCAAAAACTCTTGCTACAGAACCTAATACATTCATAACAGTACCAAATACAGATTTCATTATGTTTGGTAAATACGCTGCTATATTAATTGCTTTAGATCCTGCTGCTCCAACAACACCAAGAGCACCATCTCTTCTATAAGTATCTGTTACACCTGTTTTAATATCTTGAATTTTACCTTTACCCCAAGCACCAAATCTTTGTAACTTAGATTGAGCGTTAGCTGCTATTACATTTTCTCTATTTGTTTCACGCATAAGTCTTAATTTTTCTCTTAATTCCTGCCTAGATTTAGTTATTAATTTTACTTTTGTTTCTTCTGTTAATCTATCTTGTCTATTTAAGAGATTTAATCTTTCTTTTAATTTAATTTCTTCTTGCATAGCTACTTTACCCATAGACGATTGCATAGATCTCCATTTAATCATTTGTGCAGGTGTTGCACCTGGTGGTGGAGCTGCTAAACTTACTTGTTTTGTTAATACTTTTCTTACTCCTCTTTCTGCTAAATTATGAACATGTGCCATATCAGTAGAATATCCAGGTGTTCTTAATTTAGCATCATAGGATCCACGTTGTTCTAAACCAATACCTTGCATCCAAGGTTTTTGTCCACCCATTAATTCAGGTAAAACATGTCTTCTAGCAGCACCCATAATACTGAATCTTCTTTGTTTATCTTCTTCAGAACCTACACCCCAAATTTTATTCATTGTCAATGGTTGAACTAAAGGTTGTCCAGCTAAAAGACGACCTTTAGCTGTAGGTGCTAATGTAGATTTACCATCCGCATCTACATATTTAGTAGCTTGACGAGCATTATGACCCATAATCCATTTGCCTGCCATAACTAATGCTATTATTTGTGTTACACCTCTTGTTATGGGCCAAACAAATTGTCTAAAAATTTTTGTTAATACACCTTCTAATTGTCCTAAAAATATAGTTCTTGATTTATCACGTTCATTTTCATTTGGATGAAATAACATTGTAGCTGTATTTTGAACAAAAGAAAGAATACTTTTAAAAACACCTGTAATACCATCATAAATTGTTTTTGGTATAACAAGTTGTAAAGCAGAACCAATCATTTCTGATAATCCTATTATAGATCTACCAACTATATCTTTTAAACCTTTAGCAAAATCTAATAAACCTAATGTATTTAATACAGATGCTCCTGTTCCTAAAATAGCACGAACCGCCATACTAAAAACTTTTACGCCAACAAATGCTTTTGCTAACATAAAAAATAAGCCTCGTGGATTTAATAATACTTTACCTACAATAGTTGTAACTGCTAATGATGTTGTCATTGTTACTTTTAATAAATCTTCAAATAAATTTGTTGTTTTTATTTGATATTGTTCTGTTTTTTTATCATGTTCTTTTGTTTGTTCGTATTTTTCAATTAATTTTTTATGATGTTTTTCTATAGTTGCTGTTAATACATCTCTTTTGGCTAAGACACGTTTTTCTATATGTTGTAAATGTCTAGGATCTTTATCTCCAATACGTTGTCTATTTTCTTCTAATACAACTAATCTATTAACAGATTCTGCAGTCCATCTATTTGTTGTTTCCATACATTCAAAATGTTCTCTTTGTCTTTTAAAATGTAATGTTAAAAAATTTACTAATTGTTGTGTAATGTCTCTTAAAATTGTAGGTAATTTTAAAATGGTTTGATATAATTCAAATGTAAAATATGCAGTATGTTGTCGTCTTTCAGCTTCAAATGATCTACGTCCAAACACTCTACTTAAAAAACTATCTTTAGCAACTAATCTTAATACAGCCATTGTAACAAGTTTTGGATCATCACCAGTAATAAATTGTTTACGAAGCATGATCAAATAATTTGTCATTTGACTGTTAAATAATTCAAAGAATCGTATATAATCTGTAGATTTCTTTTGTCTATTTAAATATTGAAATTGTGTTTCATTCAATGTTTTAATTGTTGTATTCAATATTTGTAATTGTCTTGTAACTGTTTCTAACCTAGATGTGATAGCATTATTCATTGTAGTTAGTACATTGACTGTTTGATTAAATCCTTGTTCTATTTTATTAGCAATAAAACTTAAAGCAGACATCAATCTATTCATATCTGCTTTTTGTTGTAATGGATTATTTTGTCTATCTGGTAATTCTTGTGAAATAATAGTTTGAGGCATAGAATTTCCAGAATCTGGGATTACTGTTTTTTGTCTTGCTTGTGTAGAAAGACTATTTAAAATAGATCCTTGTAATTGAATTTTATCCGCCATGTATTACACCTCAAATCTATAATAAAATTCATCTAAAAGAAATAATTTGAATTGCAGCCAAATATAAAATAGCTTTTATATTTTCTAATGAAAAATTTGCATTAATAATTGCAAACACATCTTGAACGGTTTTTACAATATCTTCTGTTCTATATGCTCTATTTACAATATTTCTAGGTCCTAATCTTTCAATATTTTCTATACCATTATATGTCATAAGTAGTTTTAAAACTACCATTTGCATAGATAATGTAGCATCTACATGATCAATAATGGATATATATAAATTTTCAATTTCTATAGGTGATATTCCTATTTCTTTTGAAACAAAATTTATTACATTATCTGCAGATGCGATATTGATAATATTTTTATTAATTTTTTCTGCTATATCTTCATAATTAGTTTGTTTTTTATTTTCTTGAACATCATAATATTTCCACGCTATAATTTTCATAGATTGATTTAATTTATTTCTAATATCTACCAAATATCTATAAAACACATTTTCATGTAATGTTTGAACCATAGGTTCAATATATTTATTTAAAGTTTGATCTGCTACTTTCATACATAGTTTTGAAAAACCTTCTTTAACAACAGATGCTCCATGCATTTGTGTTAATGTATAACGTAAAACATCTGCATCACAAATAGGGAAATATTTTGCTTTTAAATAACCACATGTTACAGCAGCATAAAATCTAGATGTTGATATGGCAGCATTTACATTTTGATCTGCTAAAAATGTAATCAAATATATTGATAATAAATTATAAAAAGGATTGCCTGTTACCCATCCAGCAACAGGCATTTTAGATATCATCATTTTTATTTGTTCTTTAGAAACATTTGCTGTTTCTATATAATTATCAACCATATTTTTTGATAATATAAATCGACCACAAGGTTGTTCTATAAGTTTTAATGCTTCATGAACATCCTTATTAATAAGTTCTTCCATTTTTTGAACATTAGGTAATGTACTTTGTAATATGTTTAAAATAATTTCTCTCATAATAATCACCAATTACATTAATGAAATATCAATATCTATTTTATTTTTATCAAACCAAATAAATTCTGGACAATATTTATATATTTCAACACGTCTAGGTCTTGGTATGTCTTCTATATGAAAATCAAATACTAAATCTTCTGTAGGTAATAATATTTCACAAAATTCCAAATCATCTACAGTATCATGTAAAAATCTTGCCATTTCACTTCTATAAATATTTGTATGAAAATTTGATTTTAATTGTAAGAAAGTATATAATACATTTTTACATTCGTCTATAATGCTAGGTATATCATTACGAGCATCTTTTTTAATATATACTTTGACTTTTATTTGTGGTATAATATTCATATCAAAATCATCAGAATATGATTTAGCAGGTATAGGATTATATCTATTTAAAAATACATTAGATATATTTCCAAATGTTCTAGCAAATTTCAAATTCACTCTATCTGTTAACATTTTATATTTTTTAAAAGCATCACATAATCTAGCAAATTCACTAAATATATATTGATCTAAATAATCTATATTTTCTGTATAATATTCTTTTTCAATAACAGGTACACTCCATACATATGAATAAAAATCATCTGGATTTCTACTAACATTACTATGTATTATTTCTGTTAAATCATAATGAAATATTGTATTTTGTTTATAAATAGAATACATTTCACCATCATACATTAATTCTACTTTGAATGGTATATTACCAAAAGATATTGTATCTGAATTTATTGGTGGAGACATAAACATAACAGTAGAATTTACATTGTTTGGTGTTGGATCTGTTTCTGTTTCTGTCAATTCTCCTTGAAACTCATTCATAATATCTTCAGATAGATCAAACATCATATTTTCTAACATCAGTTTACAAGAAATTTTATTTGCACTATTATTTGCCATTTTACTAATTCTAAAAAAGAAGATATATGAATTATCTATTTTTTTAATAGATATTTCATTCAATCCTAAATGAACAAGTTCTATAGCAGGAACATCTATTAATTGTGGTTTATCATTCACTATTGTTTGTAAAAATCTTCTTCCATGTGTTAAGACATCTATATTACTGAAATATTCATTATATATTGTATCTTGATACGATACTGCTATTGTTAATGCTTCTACTACATTAACTTGAAATTTTGATAAATTAATAAATTGTGTTGTAAATACTAATCTAGTAGATGTTACAGATGTCATATTAGCATTATATATATCACCTAATATATTAATATTTACATTTATATCTGAATTGTTAATAGTGTTTCCACCTAAATCTGTATTTGATAATTTTTTTACAATTATTTCAAAATATCCAGACTGTGTATTTTGATTTACTTTAAAAATAATACTTTCCACATCTAAGAAACTATTTATATATAATGAAGAATTAACTGTTGCTATTATGTTAGTATCTATAATTTTACCTGCTTCAAATAATTTCCATTCACCTTGATATGTATTATAAAAACGATCTCCATAATATAATTTAACAGTCCATATAAAATCACTAGTAGGTAAAGCAGTCGAATCTAAATAACTACTAGAAATATTAACAGTTACTTTATCATCATATTGTTGAGAAAACTCCAATTCAATATCTTCATAACCTTGTATTTGTAATACACCATGAATTTTTCCAGCATCCATTTCTGCTAATTTAAAAATTTCTCCAATAAATACTATCTGATCTGTATTATCAAATATTTTTGCTTGTACTTGTCTTAAACCCATTAAAATATCTTCATTAACATTTCTACTAAATAATAAAGGTGTTACTAATAAATTTGTCAAACTATAATAATATCTAGCTACAGGAATATCATATGTTGTATCTAACATAATATGAAAAGGTGAAATATATCTAAACCCATCATGAATAATTTCTTCACCTTGTTTTAATACTGTATTATTTTCTTCTAAAATAGAAGGTAACAATAACGGAATAGTATTTGTAGGTATAGGTTTATTTTTATCATCAAATAATACAGAAAACACATCTATATGATTTCCTATAACATCTCTTTTTTTAAGAACAGGTAATGCTTTAAAATTTGTTAAACCTGTCACACCTTGAAAACCATAATAATCTATATTTGTAACTAATCTTTTAGCAGCACTAATATTTTCAATAGTATGACGCTTCATATCTTCAATATTTTCTTTATCTTGTCCATTATTAATAGCTGCTGGATTATAACTTTCAACATTAACAATTTGTCCAGAAATATTATCAACAATACGTTCTGTAAGTTTAGCAGATTGTGCTATTATATTTCCATCTACACCTAAAGTTGTATATACCGTAATAAGTGCTTCTGCCCCAGCTTTAGGTTGATATCCATATATACCATTACCAAATTTAATTGTAATAAGTGGTGTTACATTATCTATTTTTACTTCATAATATCTATTATGTGGTTTAGCTTGATATATAGAACTAACTTCTGTATAAATTTCACTTTCTGCATTAACAATAATTTTATACAACTGACCATTATAATTACCAACTGTTTCTTCATAAAATACATATAACATAGGATTTTCAACAACAAATTCATATGAGAAAATTTCTATTTGCCATATAGTAACATTAAAAATTATACATAATTGTTTATTTCTCATTTCAATTTTATGAGGTATGTTTTGTACTAATCCTGTTTCTGAATTTTGTGTTGTGACAACAATTCCTCTAGAATTTTTTTCTACATAATAATTGTTTTTAACTTTATATGTAATATTGTTAGCAACAACATTAGCACCAATAGGAATTTTAATTAACATTTCTCTATCTTGTATAATAGGTATGGCTAATGTCATTGGACCTTCTGCAGGTATAGTTTTTTGTGCTTTATAATCTAATTGTGATGCAATTTCTGTTACAGATGATGGTAATATAGATCTTTTTAAAAACGCTTCATTATATGCCATAGCGTTTTGATATAACATATCTGATGTTAAAAACGTTAATGATTGAATCAAATAACCCAGAAATCCAGATTCATATAAATCAACATTATTAACACCAAAATGATTATCTGCTAATTGAACAAGTTCTTTCTTAATATCAAATGGATCGAATGAAGGTAATTCGCGTGTTTTAATAGACAAAATTATACACCCCGATTATAAAAAATAATTGAGTGGTGTAATATATACACCACTCAATTAAATTTGTAATATATAAAACTTTAATTACCACTACCACCAGATGTTGCTTCGTTATAAAGTTTAGTAACTTCTGCAATACCATCGCCTTGTGTGGCAGATACTAATGCTGTAGCAGCTTGAATTACGTTTTTACCTGTATACATATGGTCGAATGTAAATTCAATATCATGTTCAACTTTTTCATGATTTGTTTTATCACTACCAAAAGCATCCGTAGGAACTTTAGTAGGATAAATACCAACAAAAGCAGCAGCAAATTGAACTGTTTTACCATCAAAAAGTGTTGTAGCATAAATCGCTTTACCTTTAAAACCACCTTGTGATGTACTTCCTTTTTCTGGATCTGAAATACCATAAATAAGATTTCTAAAAATATTTACCCATTGTCCCATAATTTGAAGAATAGGTAATCCTTGGAATTCGACAAATTTACAAGTAAATCTGTTATTGTCGTATTCCACTGTTCCGGGATAGTACCATTTCATATTGTTAGTACCAGCATATTCAATATTATTAACAGTAATACCTGGAATTTGAACGCTTTGACATACTGTTGTTAAGAATTTTTGTTGTGATGTAGATAATGCACTAGGTAATGTAAAATACACATAATGATAGCCTGTTGTATACGGATCTATATATGTACTATTACCTCCAAATACTGTACGTAATTGATCTTTATAATCATACTTTTGGAATTCTAATCCAATGAATGGATTCACAGACATTCAAATCAACTCCTTTTTAAATGGTTTAAATTAATGTGCAATTAATGTAATGCTAATTGTTTCAATAGCACCAGTAACTCTTAAATCTATAACAACTTGGCATCTATTGATTTTTTTATCATAATCCGTAGCAAATACATTAACTGTAAACCATTCTAATGCCCTTCTTGTTTTCATTTCACCTAAGAATTGACTGACTGTATCACGGATTAGAGCCCAAGTGAATGCATCATTAAATTCATAAATATAATATTTAAGATTCCATTCAAGTACACGTTTAATATAAAGCAAGCAAAGAACAACGTGAATATTTTGTAATGCGCTTGGTCTACTTTGGCATGTCCAGTTACCCCAAATGGTGTCTCCGCCTTGTGCCCATCTCATGATAGGATTCAATTGATTGAGTTTAAATTGATCTCTAAACCCACCAACAAGTTTATATCTAATATCTTTAATACCATTACATACACCACGATTAAGACCAGCAAATGGCCACCACAAATCATAATCACGTTCTGTCATAGCGAATGCTCTAGCTACGTGATAAATAGGTGTCATCCAAATATATTGACCTGTAAAGGTATCATATACTTTAGTATACATTTCATATAATGCTGCTCTAAATGTTTGATAATTATGTGTATTAGATCTTTTTTGTAATGCGTTAACTGCTCGTGCATTATCACCATTATCCA